CACTGAAGCATCCCTGTAATCTTAGTGCCAGTCTCTTGATCCCATTGCCAAGAAGCAATACTATCTTGGGTGATAATAGGAAGGCATCTAATACCAATCTTACCATCAGAATATTTACTGCCATTCTTCTTGGTACGCTTTCTTAGCACCTTTTCATGACATGAAAAGCCATAACGATTCATTGTCACAGCTTGGCGAATAAAACTACCCCAAGTGTGTTCCATGTCATGCATAAGTTCTAATGCAAACTGTTTCTCTTCCTTCAACTCATCTTCATACCCTTCAGGGTTTACAACAGTCCAAGGTACACGAGAGATAGCCATTTCAACTAAGTTAAGAGCTGGAGCAATAGTCTCATCAAGAGCCATCTTCTTATAGGTTTCAGTGGCATAAGGCCAACGAATTTCCCATTGATGTTGCTCAAAAATTTCTCCACCGAGAGTGATTAAGCCATTCGAGCTAATCTGACCCATTGATAAAGGGGGCATTTCTACAGCGAAAGAGGCAGTGCCATCCACGCTATTAGCTAGGACGTTTCCTGCATCTAAATAGGCATCGGTCACTAGTACCTCCCTTTATTTATGTTTGGGTGATTTCTAAGTAAAGTGTTTAGTTACACTTATTAACATTAGAATTTGAATGCGTTCTTTTGTGAGAGGTCAATTGATTGGATGCCGGGGAGGAAGTTTCCGATGTGAACTTTCTGGGCTAGGTACATAAATGCTAGAGAACAACAGTCGACCATATCATCATGGCCTAGTTCGCCACCCTTTCGAGTACCATCAAAGTTTTCCAACTCTTTATAGAAGAAGTCATTATTACTAACAATCTTATTCCATAAGTCATTCCCACAGTTCTTAACAATATCTACAGCACCTAATTCTGCTGCTGCTGCGAAGGGTCTGAAAGAATCAAGTTTACCAGCAGATGCACGTTTGGTTTTACAAACAAAGCCCGCTTCAATAATCTCTCTTGCAAGCAAGTTGATCGCTGCCTTGGCTGCTGGGTTAGGATCTTCACCAAGAACGATATCCACATTAGGGCCATCTTCTCTTGCAAGACCTAAGATATGTTCCAACCAACTACCAAAGGTAATCCGTGTACGGACTATATCTAGGATGACATAATTTCCAGATACTAACTTGCCCATCTTGACGCTTGCAAAGTAATCTGGCGATCTGTTACCGTCATGTGGAATTGTGCCCGCTACGTCGAAAACCCTAACTATCTTTGTGAAATCTCTTTCACTTGGAATGCTAGTAAGTTCTTTACAACTTGTTCTATCGTAATACGAACTGCCATCTGGCCTTGCAAACCAGTTCCCAAAAAGTAATCTTTCTCGGTCTAGTTTTGGGAGCGCCTGAAGATTTGATTTGTAGAGTGGGTTAGATCGCCGCAAATCGGGATTGTCATCAATGGTGCCAAATAACCCTTGAAAACTAATTGGTTTTACTTGGTCTTCATGTTCAACAGAGAGTTTATGATTACCATACTTCTCAATCAATTCTTCTCTTGTATCGCCCCAAACCAGCTCACCAGCAATCCGAAGAAGATACCGAATCTTGCCATTCTTTTCTGGATCTGGACGACCAGCTAATTCGTGACCTTCTGGGAACAACCACCACATTGCATACTTAAGAACCCAACTAGCATTATCTGGGTTACATGACCACCACATTGAGTGTACGTTTTCTGCATCAGAACGAAGACGTGACCATAACCACCATAGTTGTTCTTCGTTATCGGCGTGCGTAACCTCATCATAAAAAATATTTGAGATTTGAATACCCTGATACTTCTTAGCTGCTGTGTCATTCTCATAGTGAGAGAAGCTAATTTCAGCGCCAGAAGGAAAAACAATCTTTTGATCTTTAAGTTTAACTTTAATGTTCGGTTCAAACTGTGTGTATAACTTCACAGCTTCCCAGAACAAACCACCAGAAGCCATAATGGCACTGGAGTTTTTACGAATGCAGTATGCTTTATAGTTGCTGTCGTGGACGAAGCGTAGATGCCTCATCAACCCGACGTAACTTTTTGATGATCCCGATAATTATAAGAACGCTACTTCTTTTCCACTATTTCTAGTGTAACTGGACTATATCTTCAACTTACAAAGTTGCCCCCCGTTTCGAATGCGCTTGCATCCTACGTCTTTCGACTAGTCTCTGCACGTTCCCTTTTAAGGGCTTCGCTCAGGATTGGCATAGGATTTCTCCCTTAGCGTTCCCTGAATTAGAGGAGTTTATAGCGACCCGATCTAGGTTAAGCCGCTCCACCAACCAGCATGATCTGAGCATCTGAGTTGAGGTATTTTGCTTGGAAAGTGGACGAAGGCCCAATGCGGACCTCCTTCTCTTTATTACTCATTGTTTATTCCATCCGTAGTATTTAAGTTCTGCTTCTTCGCGAGCTTTAACTGCGTCATCAAAGTTAGAGAACATACCTAATCGGATATGTCTGTTTTCTACATGGATTTCAGCAGACCATTTCTCACTCTGTGTATACCAACTTACGCCAGACTTACCAGAAGTGTTATTTGGATCTAAACCTTTGTTATAGCCTTGAACACTATTAGTTGCCCATCGGCAATTTTCTTTGCAGTAGTTACCATGCACATCAATCCGGTCGAGGCTTAGTCCATCAGGACATTCGCCCATGTCTTCGTAGAACTTTTCAAATACTTCCCATTCTTCACAAACCTTAATTCCTTTTCCCGCGTGATATGGGAAGTCATCTGCTAGATGGGGTTTGCAACGACGAATCATTCCTTCATGAATCTGGTAAGTTCGTGTGTTTGACATGCCGTGAGTCTTTCGACTTTCTTCACCAACACATCCACAACTTGAAGTGTTGCCAGAAACCAAATTATTTGTGGAAACTAGCGTAAGATTTTCATTCCCGCAGTCACATTTACACCAGACTTGACGCTTGTTGGCATACTCTGCTTTAGGGCCTTCGCTTACAATAGTTAGTAATCCATACTTATTTCCAGCTTGGTATTTAGTACTTCTGATGCCACAACCACAAGTTGTTCTCTTACGGAAGGACTTGTGAGCAATGACACACTCAACACCACAAATACATTTAGCTTTCCAAAGTGCTGTGTCTGCTGTATCCATCTCAGTTGGTTCATGACGTTCAATAATTGTCAGGAACTTATTGGTTTGACCAGCATAATCTTTAATACTGTTTTTAATCATTTCAATCTCCGATAAGACATAAATTAGGTGAGAGCTAGGCGATTGTATCGGCAATCATCAGGGCTGGCCAGCCTTTTCGCTCTCATTACATATTACTTCAAAAACGTCAACTTATAAATAGCTTCTTCATAAGTGGCTACACTTTCATCAATCAAATTCTGAATTGCTGTCTTCTCTTTAGGACACACTTCATAACGATGCTGATCAATCCAGCCCTTATGAGATTTCAACTCTTCTAGAATTGTCCCATAGACATCAGCTACAGAGGCTTCACTAGGCTCTAGAAAAGGAATGTCAATAAGCACACCAAATTCACCTTGATACTTTTCTGTAATCGTATCAGCGTTGTCAATGATAGCATCATAGAAGTCATTCAAGGCTACATGGGCAGCGTAGCTACCGTTCCCTTGTGCTTTAAAGTGTGCTCGATGTGCTTGTTCTCGTGAGAGGAACAAGAGAGCAATAAGGTCGCCCATGTTCATTTAGATAGCCTCGCTAAGCTTTTGACGCAAGAGATAACCTTCAAGCAACCAAATCTTTTCTCGCGCATTTTCACGAGCAATCTTTTTACCAATCTCTTGATCAAAGTTCTCAGGGCTAGCACAAGCACTTTCACCAACAACTGTGAATCCATTCTCTAGTTTCAAACAACACACTGTAACTGTAGTCTTAGGGAATACATAGTAATCTTCACCGACAATCTTGGAGTCAATCAGTGTAGGGGTAAGGCGTGGGGCATTGAGATTCTTGTATTGAATCTCTTGCTCAATCTCTACTTCATTCATTTGTTTAACTCCTTAAATTTGATTTGTATGTTTCAAATACTTAGTAATAAGTAGGTTACGGTCCCTACCAGTCTCGCCTGTAGTATCTTTTACTAGCTTCTTGAAAGCTTCCCACTCTAACCCATCCAATTCTTCTTTAGTGTAAACCTTAGCTGCAATAGGAGTTGCCCAAATGTTTGGACCCTTATCTGTCCACTGACTCTCAGGATCTTCTACTTCCACTGTAAGCTCAACCATGAGAGGCATTGTCTTGAGAGATACAAAAGTATTACTCTTAAGTCGTGCTCCACGAATGATAGCTTCTTGTGATACTTTAAAGAATTCAATTGGGTCGGTGGCCATCACCTTAATATCTTGTAGCATTGTTCGTCTCCTTGTGTTAGTTGTTTCAAGGAGCAAAGAATACCACTGTACTACACTATAAGTCAAGCTTCTATAAGTTATATTTCAATTATTTTAAAAGACTTATTAAGTTACCCTATATCTCAAAGGTAACTGGTAAATCATTTAGCTTCTGGATCAATCCAGTTCAACTCAAGGCGTGTCTTAGGAACAAGTTTCACAATCTCTGCAACTTCTTGTTCTTCGTCATCATCTCGTTTACCTTCAAGACGAAGCTTAGTGAGGGATGTTTCTTCCCCAGCAGCAGCACGATCTAGAGCAATAATGCTAGTGATAACCCACTGAGAAGTGGAAAGCATCTTAGCCTCAACATCTTTACCTTCTACACTATTCTTGATATTCTCAAGTGCAGTTGGCTCAATCTCACGAAGTTTCTCAGCAGTAATACGAAGTTTAGACTTCTGAATACGGACCTTACTATTTGAGCGTTGATTCCGGTTACTTTTCTCACCATCAAACCTTGTAGCTTTCTGAGCTGCTGTTTGCTTATCTTTAGTTGGTCCTGCCATGATCATATCCTTAGTTAGTAGCTTCCAGAGTCTCTACATGTGCTACCCATCGAATGTTAGTAGCTGCAATCCCTGTCACTGCCAAAGCACCTAGAGTAGTATCTGCTGAGATAGTTACTGCGGCAGTCACTAGAGATGCGCTTGCGTAGTCTTGTGTTATAACGGGAGTCCCAATCAACACTGTACTTGCAGCGTTAGCTTCTCTATGTATCAGGGCTGTTCCACTCCAACTAGCACTATCACCGTTTGTAGTGTTACGGGCTAAGACGCGAATGCGACAGTAGTAAGTTGAAGTATTAGGGAGGACTGGACCGTTGTTAGAAGACGCAGCTCCACCTGTCTCTGTTACTCTTGTAGGAGTTGCACCAACCGTATCAGCACGTAGAAGAAACTGTCCAGTCTGTGTTTGCCCTAGTGCAGCACTATAGGAACCCCAAGCTGTGGCTCCTGTAATACCTCTAGTAGTACCGTACTGGCCACCGTAAACAGTAGATGCAGAGCCACTGGCTGTATTATTTACTCCCATGGAAACGGAATCTGTTCCGCTAGCCGTGCATGTATCGCCCAATGCTATTGAGCTTATCCCCGAGGAAGTGCAGAAATAACCTACAGCTGTGGAGTTTGCACCACTAGCTGTGCAGCCTTGCCCCATAACAACTGAGTAGTTTCCAGATGCAACTTGTGCTGCTCCAGATCGGCTTGTTTGAAGGTCCAGTGCATTTAATCCCCTTTTATTGCCACCCACAGCTGTACTTGTTGCAACCTGCGCAGTTATCGCGCCCGTACCTTTTGGAGTGATAGCTAAGTCAGCATTTGTTGCCGTACTTACAACACCTAGTCCAATCACAGGCACTGTTGCATTAGGAGATGCAATATTCAGTGTATGGGTGAAGTTTGCAATACCTATAATTTGATCTTGTGTTACTACATCTTTGGTGTTAGCTGTTGATCCACCAAGGTACTTCATTAAGCCACCACTGACACACGATATTGACCAGTTGTTGGTGCTGTGCCAAAAGTAAGCTGTACAGTGTTAACGCCGTTAGCTACCCAATCAACAAGTACACCAGCATTTGTACTAACCTCTTTTACACTCACAATAACATCTTGTGTGTTAAGACTGTGTGTAAATGTGATAGTTGTAGATGTACCATCACCAATCGTTGCGGATGCTTTACGGGCTGTTACAGTTGGGTCTACGGCAATCACACCAGAAGTGATGGTGATACCATTGCCAGCAGTGTAAGAGCTGCCACCAGAGGTTTGTGCCCACACTAACGACGTTGTACCAAGAGTGATAGGTGCATCAGTAGTCATTGTCCAAGCAGAGTTGCCTAGAGTAGTGCCCTCACTGACAAAGACTGTAGCTAGCAATAGCTCTGAGGAGATATCCATATCTGTTGCACGAGTCCATGACCCTGATGCTGCAACATAAATACCGTTAGCGCTACCTGTAGTCTGTGCTTTAACCAATACACGGTCACCAGCAACAACACTGACACCATCAATGCTCTGAGCACCAGACAATGTAATGTTAGCTGTTGTAGCAGCTCGTACAGGTTGTTTCCAAGAGAAACCTTGAACAGCAGCATTAAGCTGATTTACTGTGGCGTAGTCTTGTGGGCTTACACCATCTACAGCATTGATAGCTTTAAAACCATTTAGGTCTAGTACGTTTGTAACTTTCATGTAGGAAGCCTCGTGCTCAGTTTAGGTATGCTTTGCCCGCAAATGCTGAGCCGTGCTTGATTTGAATAGTGTTCATGTCAACGTAGGATACATCTGATAATACAAGATTATTGTTTGTATCAACTATACTAGCTGAAGGGTACTTGTTAAGGTTGTGAGGAACTGTCCAAGTGTCTAATGCTATGGATTGTGTCCACACAAAGCTTGTACTGTCTCCCGGAATACCTTGCTCACCCTTCTCACCTTTGATAGCATCAACAATATCAATAGGAAGGGATGATGGACTTACAGGAGATAGTACAAAGGATGGGTTGTTATTTGTAAACGTGACATTGATAATGCAAGGATCTGACATACTTACACCACTGTATCTGGATGTGTAATGTCACGTACAATCTCAATCTCTAGAGTATTTGTACTAAGAGTGAAGCCATCACTGTCTCTTACGAATTGAATATCAATAAGAGCCTTACCAAGTTTCCAATCTGTTGTCACAATCTCTGTGACTAGAAGGTTACGTGTAGTGAGAGGGTCTGCCCATGTACACGTTAGAGAAGTGACTAAGATGTCATATTGAGCTGTACGGATCTGACTTGCTACTGACCAATTTGTGAAGTAGCCATCTGGAAATGTATCTGGAATAACTGCGAGGTAATTTACGCTATCACCACGCTTCATAATTAGTGACATAATTACCTCAAACATTGTTATTTTAAATTAAATGCATTTCTTAAGAATCCTCGTAGGACTATATTGGCTAAATACCAAATTCCGTACAATATTCAACAGAAGGAAGATTCTTAAGAAATACATCTTATACGTGATAGGAGAGTAAACACGTATAAGATGCCAAAGACCACTCTACTAAGGAGAGGAAATAAAGGGTCTTTAATGCAGGACTATTTAAGGAGACAACTACTGAGAAGGAGGAAAGCAGCAGTTGTCATAAGCCTGCGAGGAGAACAAAGCTTTATAAGGAGAGGGAGTTTATAGGAGCTTTGTTGTTAGGAGTGCTGAGCATTTAGCCCAAGGTACACTTCTATTTTACACCCTGTCTTTTCGTAGACGCTACTAGATTTGTATGGCTCTCGTAGTCCACCCTTGTTAATCTAGCATCCAAGTTGAATTGACTGAGCCTACTTGTCAACGTACTACGCCGCGTATGAACGTAGTATCCGTGTCACTTTAAAACTCACTACAATAAACATTAACTCACTTAAGATTAACCAGAGTGAGTTTTAATTTATTAATAAGTGACCTGTAAAGCATTCAATTGCCAGTAACCAACGTCTCACCCTACGTGCAATGAAGCCATACACTATCTGCCGGGGTACATGTGTACTTCGATTGATTAGGTATATCCAGCCTTTCAACTAGATATACCTAATACTGGCATACTTATATTAATTTGTCAACTATTTATTCATATTTAGGTAAAATAGTTTTAAACATACTTGTATCTGGGTCTGTTAGGCCCTCAAAAGCATATTCTCCACGGAATACTTCAGTGCTTTCTTCTAAGTATTCTACTTCAATATGACATACACAGTAGTTGTTAATTCGTCCACATTCTGAACAAAAGTTTACTTCGCCCATTATTGTGGACTCCTTAGTTGGTTTCAATAGGAGGACTCTATCAAACTTACTGTGTGAATGTCAAGCATAGTGTAAAATAAATATCTAAAATATACGCACACCTCCAAACTTCTTAAATATACGTGACACAACATCTATATTGTATGGGTATGTTGTTTCGGTCCAGCCGCCATGAAACATTTCTTTTTCAATTATACCGCACGCTAGTGTATCTAGACACTCCCGCTCTGCTGCTTTACAATCTATGCTTTTATCATATTTAAAAATACTCAGCATTTCAACATTATACGTTGTATTATAGTTGTGAGATACTAGTCTCTTATGGGAATCTTTTGATATGCCAAATTTTATAGCTACGACTTCATCTCCATCTTTCACTAGATTAATATAAGACTCCATTTGGTTGTGCATAGAGCACCCACACGAAATGCTGCCTTTTAGTAAGTGACCTTGCTGACACTCAGACGTCTCTTCACATATTGGACAATACACACTCCAATAATTAGTTTTAGAATTTTTAGCCTTCCTGTCAATCTTTGTAAATATGGTGTGTGGGTGGTAGGCTCCTGTTTCCATAAAAGACTTAGTGATAATTGAATCCGGTTTTAAATTTGCAAATTTAGCAGCAGTTAAAAATTTTATAGTCCTACAACTTGGACAACCCCTCTTAAGGGCCCATAAGTTAGATAGCTTAGATGTCCATTTATGGTTACATACAGCACAAGAGAGGTTACACCTACTTGAGCCACCAATATATGGCTCTATTATACCTTCAAATGTATTACCAGCTTCTGACGCGGCCCTTATTGACTTAGTTTCTGACTGCTCTAGTGTCCAAGTCACCTTTTTAGCACAACCACAAAAGAGTTGATTATTCTTAAAGTCTTGCTTTCTTGTCCAGAATAGGCCATCTCCAAACAACTCTTTATCTTTCTCGCAAACAGTACAAAGAAAGATGAATATCCTAACTACGCCTTTCTCTTGGAAACTCCCAACATATTTATACTGACCTTTATCTGATAGCTCATTATCATGTCTTAACTCTGTGATAGATCCCTCATACTTCATTAAATCATACCTTTAATACTAAAAAATGATGCACGAAATAAGTCTGCATCTTCGCTGAAGGGTTTAGCTCTGCTTGTCAATTCAAGTAACCATTTATCTAATGTCGGGCTGAACTTCATATCTCCAGATGCACCTACATCAAACTCTTTTAAATCTGTATTCAAACCACTATACCAATCACCTGTTGCACGCTGTTGATTTCGGTAAGCTATAGAACAATCACCCTTCCAACCGAATGCAGGGTTGATAAACAACTTAACAAAACCACGTTGCATGTCTCTAGTACCTTGATACCTAACCAAAGACTTACAAGATTCTAATGTACGTTTATTATGCTTTGGATCACAATCCAAGATTACACCTAAATCTTCTGGTGTACAAATAATACAGTTGTTTAGTGTTAAGGCATTAATTAGCTTTTCCATTATATTGTATGCTGGCACTGTAAAGTTATTCTTTGTTCCGTTCCTCATCACTTCACCACAGTTTACATCATGGTACAGACGTGCATTGTTTAGTGTGATTAGTTTACGCTTGTCTATAGTTGCCTTAATGAAAGCCTCAATATCATCTTTACTACGGGCTGTTGTAGTGCTGAGTAGGGAATCAGAATAGTATTTATCTTCTTTCTTTCTCTTTTTATTAGTGGTTACAAAGTTTACTTGCTCAGCCTCAATCTCTCCAGTATCAGTATCTACCCAGAAAGTCCGTTCACCATCTTCAATAATCAAAGCTGTTTCTCCTCTATGTGTACACCAATTCTATCCTAAATTGGTGCTAATGTCAATACCCAATCAATCTTATATACTAATACCTTTATCACTTGCTGTAGTTTCCTTATATATAAGGAACAAGATGACATAACCACAGGCTACGGTGTGCAGATTGTTTTGATACCCACTTTTTCAAATTGTGTGGGTGATTCTCCTCTGCAGCTATTTAGCTCCATTTCCAACCAACGGATTATGACCTGAACATATCTCTCTGTCAACCACCAACCCCAAAGAAATCTTTACACATCTCCTATTGCTTTCCCACCTACACAGGTGCTATCCTCTACCCATCAAATTAATAAGGAGAAACAAAATGAATACTAAAGACGAACCCACAATCACCATTCCACTATCTGAGTACCTAGCCTTTGAGGAGGCTAATGACGCATTCCTAGAGTACCACTTTGGTGCAGAGAATGATGTTCATGATATCAAGTGCATGCTGAATTATAACAATGCCATTCATAAAGCTATTCTTGTAAAGAAAATGTACCAATGAAAAAGATCATAGAAGACGAATCCATAGATATCACATTCTCTTGGAAGAAACAAACCCTTGATGATGTCATTGAGTATCTGCAAGAAATCCGTAAGACCGCTCCGGGAGATTCGGTAGCTAGAATCTGGGTAGATGGCTATGACGACGATGAATTCCGTATGTGCTTTGAGTATGAACGTGAAGAGACTGAGGGTGAATACCAAGAAAGGTTGCAGAAAGAATATCACGAAGCTAAGCTTAAGGAAGATGACAAGAAAGAAATGTATCGTCGCCTAAAGGCTGAGTTTGAGGGTAAATAACTCTCGACAACACCAACCCAGTAGGGTAGCCTACCTTTTCAGTTTAAACGCCTCAGAGGGTGCTAATTCATGCATATAAAGTGTGTTTTGATTGATGTATAAGGTAGCTGAGTGGTAGTGTGTGCTAGATTAACTTAGAGGAGGGAGTATGCATAACTTTTACGAAGAGATATATGATGATTGTCAAGAAATACTTAATCCACACATTAGGCCACAGAGCCATGGTGGTTGTTCAATAACAAAAGACAACTTAATTCCGAGTGTCATAGAGAGCTTAGAGTACCTTGTGGAATTCTGGCTAGCAAACAAAGACAAGGATCACATTGACCTATGTGGAGCTAGTAAGTGACATTCACCCAACAAGAGCGTGAACGCATCCTAACAGAATACAAGAAATAGGTTGACAAAGTGAGTGAAGACCTAGAAGATAAGGGTGAGTTCTCTGTAGAAGAGATTGTTGATAAGATAATTAATATAATTGAGGAGATGAAGTAATGGTATCAGCAACAGTACGAGTAAAACTCGTTGTAGAAGTCACTGTTGGTAATTGGGGAGCAGATGCAACATTCCTTAACTTACGTGACCAAGCCACACGAGAAGCTAAACAACAACTACAAAGTGTTATTAATAAGAATAGCTCTAGTATTAAGATTATTAGTGCTGAGTCTATGTATGTTACTTTGGAAGGGGAGATTAAATGAGCAATAATGATAAGTGGTTCTTTGGTTTCATCACACTGTGGATTGTATTGTGTGCTGGTACTCCTGATATTCTAGATGGCGTTACTGCTAGATTGATGGGGAGTGGTTGTGATAAAGTGGTGGAGAGTGTTAAATGATTAAAATTAAGGTTGGAAATATTACACAAAGTATCAAACAGTTCACATTTCCAGCAGGAGAAGTTAGTGTTGAGATCCAATATCATCCTAATGCTGACAAAGTAGAATCTGTAGAAGTGATTGCACACTTGAAGAATAGCGATGATGTTATGTCACTATTATTGGTCAGTGATGCAATTGACAGGAAGTACACATCAGCTAAGAAAGTCCTTGACTTAAAGTATATTCCCTATGCTCGTCAAGATCGCGTGTGTAACGAAGGTGAAAGTCTTAGTATCTCTGTAATGACTAAGTTGATTAACTCTTGTGGTTTCAGTAAAGTTAAGATTGCAGACCCTCATAGTGATGTGACATCAGCCTTGATTAATAACTGTCAAGTGCTTGAAAGCTACAATATCCTAAAGAATAAGAACCTTGAATCGTACTATATTGTTGCCCCTGATGCTGGTGCTTATAAGAAAGCTCATAAGTGGGCTAAAGAAAAGAATGCTTTAGGTGTTATCACTGCAAATAAAGTACGGGATGTGAAGACAGGGCAGATTGTTAGTGTTAAAGTGGATGCTGATGTGACAGGACTGAATCTTCTGGTGATAGATGATATTATTGAAGGTGGTAAGACGTTCACAGAGCTTGCTAAATGTCTACAAGGTGCTAACAAACTTGAGCTATTCGTAACGCACGGTATTTTCAGTAAAGGAACAAAACAGTTGACAGAAGCATATGATCACATCTACACTACAAACTCATTCCACGGTGATGTACCTGAAGAATTGAAAGATGATAAGATCACTTGGATTACTCTGTAAATAAATCTTAATTAAGGAGAAGAAACACATGAAATTGAATGCAGCCACAGTGACAGACGGGTATAAAGTAGCTCACGGCAGTATGTATGCCAACGGAACAACAAAGGTTTATTCAAACCTGACACCACGGTCTGATAAGATCTATGCACGGAATGCTACAGAATACTATGATGGTAATCTTGTGTTTGTTGGTGCTCAAGGTGCAGTACAGGAAATTAAAGAGCTTTGGGATGACAGCTTCTTCTCAAAACCTAAAGAGAAAGTGATTGGTAAATATGCTACACGTATGGCTGGTTATCTCGGTGGGGAAGTTGCAGCCACACAACAGCTATCAGACCTACACGATATTGGTTACCTGCCACTAGTGTTCAAGGCTCTTCCAGAAGGCTCACTAGTACCTATGGGTGTTCCTGTAATCACCATTACTAACACACTTCCCTCTGCATTCTGGCTAGTTAATTACCTTGAAACGGTAATCAGTAACCTTACTTGGAAGACAGCAACAAACGCTACGATTGCTCGTGAATACAAGAAGATTTGTCAACACTTTGCTGCTCTGACAGGTACAGATGATTTTACAGTTAGCATTCAGTGTCATGACTTCTCAGAGCGTGGAATGAGTGGTCCAGAAGATGCAGCTCGTTCGGGCTTCGCTCACCTTACAAGTTTTATTGGCACAGACACTCTTCCAGCAATGGATTATGCTGAAGACTATTATGATGCAACTGGTTTGATTGCAATTAGCGTACCAGCAACAGAACATGCTGTAGCTACAAATAATATCTTGAGTATTGAGCAGGGTTTGAATCATGACCATAATACTCGACTAGATGCTGAACGTATTTTCATGAACAATCTTATCACCCAGAAGTACCCAAAAGGGATTGTGAGTTATGTTGCAGACTCCTTTGACTTCTGGAGCGTACTTACAGATATTCTACCTTCATTGAAAGAAGTTATTGTTAATCGTGAAGCTTCAAATGTAGCTCCGGGCAAGCTTGTTATCCGCCCTGACTCTGGTGATCCTGTAAAAGTTGTTTGTGGTGACGAAGAAGCTGAAGTAGGCAGTGCTGAATACAAAGGTGCAATTGAGGTGTTGTGGGAAACCTTCGGTGGTACAATCACAGACAAAGGCTATAAACTACTTGACTCTCATATTGGCTTGATCTATGGGGATAGTATTACAACCAAACGTGCTCTTGAGATTCTGACTCGACTGGAGAAGAAAGGTTTTGCAAGTGGTAACGTAGTGTTTGGAGTTGGTAGCTATACCTATCAGTGCAATACACGAGACACTTTTGGTTTTGCTGTAAAGGCTACCTACTCAGTTGTCAATGGTAATCCTGTGAATATCTTTAAAGATCCAAAGACTGACAGTAAAAAGAAGTCTGCAAAAGGTTTGTTGAAAGTAGAAAAGGATGCCAATGGTAAGTTTATTCTTATTGACCAAGTTAGCGAACAGTTAGAAACAGAAGGAGAACTTAAAACTATCTTTGAAAATGGTGTATTGTTGAATCGTGTAACACTTGATACAATCCGTGCTCGGCTCTCATAAGAGAGTTTTCTAAACTAAACGTAAGGATATTGATAATGGGAAGTCACAACAAGCATTTCATTGAAATCATTGATGGTATTGAAGTAGAGCAGCCTCGTAAGAAAACTCGACGGACACGGCAGGGTGGTAAACCTGAGAGTGTTGCTGAAAAGTTCCGTGAAGAAAAGGAAGTACGAGTAAAACCTATCATTGCTAAGACAGAGAACCAGAAACTGTACCTTGATAGCTTGCAATTCTCAGCAATTACAGTGGGGCGTGGAAGTGCAGGCAGTGGTAAGTCATGGTGTGCAGCTAGTGTTGCAGCTAATAAATACCTTAAAGGTGAGATTGATCAGATTGTAGTGATGCGACCATTAGTTGGCATGGGTAAATCATCAGGCTTTTGGCCCGGAGATATTCGTGCCAAGTTGGAACCATACCTTTTGCCGATCCTAAACACTATTAAAGATACAATTGGCGCTGCAAAGTATGAAGCTGACTTTGGTAAGAATATTTTAATCCAGCCAATGGAAGCAGTAAGGGGCATGAACTTTGATTTCAAAACTTATGTCATCATTGATGAATCGCAGAACTGCACACCAGATGAAGTAAGAAGTCTTGTTACTCGGCTAGCAACAGGAAGTCAGGCTGCATTCTGTGGGGACGATAAGCAACGTGACATTCCGGGTTTGTCTGGCATTCAATATCTGTGTGATTTGGTTAAGAAACATAAAATCCCAAATTGTGGTGTAGTTGAATTCACACCAGCAGATATTGTAAGGTCGGGTCTTACTCGCATCTTTGTAGAAATCTTTGAAGCTGAAGGCCCGTCACCACGATAAGGAATTTCCATGAAACATGAAGAACTGATGCTACTACCAAAACAGTCACGTATTACCTCAAGCCATAATGGTGGTATGACTTATGTTATTAAAATCCATGAACCTATCTCTGAACCAACTGAATGGGTAGAAGAGTTTGACGTAATCAATGGTGCTGGTGAGCAAGATACTGTAATTCTTGACCTATGTACTCCGGGAGGCTATCTAGACACAGCAATGCTATTTGTACGGGCACTAAACAGTTGTTCGGCTCATACTATTGCAGTTATTGGACCAGAAGTGGCTTCTGCTGGTAGTATCATTGCCCTGTCTGCACGAGAATGGATTATTGATGATACTTCTAGCCTAATGATCCACACAAGTAGCTATGGACTATCAGGAAAGGATACGGACATACTTGAACATGCTAATTTTTCACGAGGTCAGCTAAAACGATTGTATAATAACGTATATTCTGGATTCCTTAGTGTTGATGAGCTGTCAGATGTGATTAAAGGGACACCATTTTACTTTGATGTAGAGAATATTGCAGAACGACTTGACAGTTTGCAAGAATATCGTGAGAATCAAGGTTGTGGCAAAGAAGACTGCACAGAATGCAATTCTGACGAACCAGAAGCATCCCTAGAGTCAATTATCCAAGAAGCTGTGCAGAAAGGTGTACAAGCAGCACTATCCGCTGAACGAATCGCAGCCCAAAAGGCTACTCTCGCTGCTGAAAAGGCTGCAAAGAAACTTAAATAAATGGTTGACAAGATATAGGGTGCTGCTTACAATGGGCACCTAGACAAATTAAAGGGGAGACACATGAACTACGAAGACGTTATCGACAACCTTGTACACACAAATACAATTAACCCTATTGATATTGTTCTCTATACACTAGAACAATACATTCTTGAAGATGGTGTACGTGGTAAAGATCAGTTTCAAGATTTAGTTGGTGATGCTTGGTTAAAACTACGAACTGCTGCTGTATTACCTAAAGGAGAAACAAAATGATTTCACAAGAAGAGATTCAAGAACTAACTAAAGAATATCAACAAGAACTCCAAGAACAACTTGACTCCTACAAAGAATCTGAAGAGGAGGATGTATGAACAACTTCTACTCTTACTTTACACACTCACAGCAATATGAACACTTTGATTTGTCCTCTCAAGATATGCTAGAGGAGCTTGGTGAGGAAATTATGGCAGCTATTATGGATGGGATTGAATATGAGTAATTCAGCTTATGATATCTTCTTGGATAAATGTGTTGATGAATACTACGAAGATGAAGAACCTCTAGATTTAGTTTGGGATGATGAACCAGCAACATACCCAGAAGATGACTATGCAAATTATGATGGTTGGGATGATATGCAATGATGGGTGTTGTTAAGATTATTCCACACATTCCTTATTATCTAGCTGATGGCAACACTTTAATTAAGAAATGGAAAGAAGAGTTTATAGATCGACTTGGCAATGAAGCTACTCTAACTAAAGTAGAGTTTGTCACCAAGAAAGGTAAATTGAATGAAGCTGTCATACAAGTATTGTGGAAATAACTAATGGGAGATTTACATAGTATGGCTAAGGCATTGGAAAAGAAAGTAAAGGTAAAAGAGGTCGAGGTAGTTATTGTGTCCTTTACAGATTATACTTCATATGACTTTGTGGAGCCGGGCACTTATTTCTCAGTTAGTGCTATGCAAGACTACTACTTCTATAAGACATCAGATAGGAAAGCTGCCCAAGATAAATGTGATGAAATCTTTGGTACGTCACGTTATGTTGTAAAGACTGGTAAGACGATCAAGAGTAAAAGTAAACAAGAAAACTCTGGTTATAGCTGCACGGGAACAAATACACGCAGGGGCTTTGCAGCAAACCTTCGTCCAAGTTAAGGAGAAACTAATGAGCTATGTAATTCAGTACATTGACAAAGAAGATGGTATTTACGAGATGGATGGAGTTGGTATGTACTGGCTAGGTGATCATCTCAACTCTATTGCTGAACAAGAGGGTATTACTTATGAAGCCTTTTCAGAATCCCACTTACTAGCAATACTCCGTGACAAAGGTGTTGAGATTAAGCTATTGGATGAAGACGGCTCAGAGTTGACTTGGTGAATAAGGAGAATTAAAATTAAAGAGAAATATTTACAGGCACTTATGGATATGGCTTGCAGGTTTGGGGAGACTAGCGAAGCAACACGCTTAAAAGTAGGTAGCTTGTTATATAAGAACGATAACATCATTGCTCTTGGCACTAATGGGACAAGATCAGGCTGGCGCACTAATCAATGCGAGGATTCAGAAGGTAAAACTACAGCAGCTACACGTCATGCAGAAATTGCTTGCCTAGATAAGCTCAGGAAATCAACTGAAACTTCTATTGGTGCAATTCTTGTGGTTAGTCATTGCCCATGTTTGGCTTGTAGTGTAGAATTAGTTGAAGCTGGAGTTGAGAAGGTATTCTACCGACATGATTATAGGTCTACAGAAGGTATTGAGTATTTAAAGCTGCATGGAATACCAACACTTAAAATTTAAGGAGAATTAAATTGGAAAAGATTACACTGTACGGCCTCAATAAAGCGGGAGGCTTCAAGCTGTGGGCTGTTGAAACCAAAGACGAAGAAATCTTTATTGAGTTTGGTCAAGAAAACGGTAAGATTCAGCTAAAGATTGAATCTATCAAGGGTAAGAATATTGGACGTAGCAATGAAACTACTCCAGCACAACAAGCTGAACTAGAAGCTCTCAGTAAAGTAGCTAAACAGAAAGATAAGGGTTATCGAGAGAATAAAGAAGAGTTGCAAGACTTAGATATCCTTCCAATGCTGAGTGCTGACTACACCAAACAAGGACATCGTATTAAATATCCTTGCTGGGGCAGTGACAAGATGGACGGATGCCGAGCTTTAGCTATCTGTGAAGATGGTGTTATCACCTTGAAATCCCGTGGTGGTAAGCTATATGATGTGAAGCACCTTCAAGGTCAACTATCTGCCATTATGAAAGAGGGTGAGATTTGGGATGGTGAACTGTTCATTAAGGGTAATTACCTAGAAGAGATTGTTTCTGCTATCAAGAAACCTAATGAACTAACACCTTTTCTTGGGTTTGTAGTATTTGATGTTGTTAATGATGAAGAGTTTAGTACACGAGTCAATACAATCAGAGCTTTGACAAAGCGTATGCTAGGAACACAGGTACAAGTTATTGATTATGTCAATGTTGAATCTGAGCAAGACATGAAAGTCCACCATAAAGACAGTGTTGCTCGTGGGTTTGAAGGGTTGATGCTTCGTAATGGCTCTGGTGTATATGAATCAGGTAAGCGTTCAGCAGATAGTCAGAAATATAAGGAATTTCTAGACGAAGAGTTTGAGATTGTTGCAGTTCTAGAGGATAAGAACAACAATGCTGTATTTGAGGTATATGATTCCGTAGCAAAAGATTACTTTACGGTAACCTATGGTGACTTTGAACAACGAAAGTATCAGTTAATGTTTCCGAGCCAGTTTATTGGTAAGAAGCTTACTGTAAAATTCCAAACTCGCTACAAGGACAGCAAGCTGCCTCAGTTTCCTACTGGACTTTGCATTAGAGACGGGGAATTTAAAAATGGAGAATTTTATCCAGATATTTGACAAGTATACTTGGTCCTCTTACAGTTCAATGATTAGTAGAACACGTTTGGGTGGTCATGACACGTATCTTGGTATGGAGGTTCAGGAAGAATGGCTAAAAGACTTTGAATACACCTCCAAAGAATACTCACACCACGGAGAATATGTAGAAATCAACGTTGGAGCTGGTGATTGGTCTGATCGAGAGCTGAGCGAGATGCTTTCTGACTATTTCCTAGAAAATGAACATTTATTTGAGTAATATTAGCCGTTTCTGCTTGCATAGGGAGACGGCTTTCTTTATAATTGGTGCTTGGTAAATAGAGAAGGAGAATTTTAGTGGCAAACGTATGGTTTATGAGTGATGCTCATATGGGGCACAAGAATATCTGTAATTTTAGGAGTCAGTTTAGCTCTGTGGATGAGCATAATGATGCCATCAAGGAGAACTATCACAAAATCGTGACTAAACGAGATGTAGTGTTTATGTTGGGCGACATGTGCTTTACTAAAGAGCATTTAGTGGACATTAAGACATGGACTGCTGAGAAGAAAGTATTGATCTGTGGCAATCATGACCTTGAGCGTGGCATTTCCATGAAAGACTTGTGTGACACATACGATGCTGTATATAGTTTACATAAGTACAAGGGTATGTGGTTGAGTCATGCACCAATACATCCACAAGAGCTTCGTGGAAAGTTTAATGTTCATGGGCATATGCACTTTGACAAAATTGATGACCCTAAATACTTGAATGTTTGTATGGAACATACAGGCTACTTTCCAATTGACCTTAATGAAGTCCGTAAACGACTAGACATCAAAGAGAAGACTTATAAATGACACCAAAACAACTAACCAAACACCTCACACTCTTACACAAAGACCTTCTAAAAGCCTATACACGCTCAAAGAAGATTAGTAAGGCTTTAAATATACCTGAGAATATCCTTCTTGAAGAGGCTTTACAGGAAATTAATATGTTATTGGAATGTGCTAATGATGCTGAAGGAGAGAAAGAATGATTAATATTGGAGAAACACATGAAAACTAAGCTATGGTGCTTCTTAGGAGTACATGAATTTAAGATTATATCTCAAGGACCGTACTCCATTAAGAAAGATAGTGGTAGTTATGAAGGTACTTGGTACAGTTTACAGTGTATTTGCTGTGGTAAGATTTTATATAAGAAGGCATACTAAATGAAAACCAGTCCATTCACCATCATGACAGACGAACAGAGAGCACAAATACAGATCAATCGTCTAGAGGAACAAGAATATGCCCGTTCACACTTCAAAACTGAATACTCTGACCACACACACTGGGTTGAATTAGCTTCAAAGTATGGCTCTAAGCTCCCAATGTGGTGGAAACCTTCTAGTGACTATAAATACCTTCGACGTATCGCTAAGAAGGCTAATTTTGACATCAACCTATTCGTAGAGAGTACAGGATGTTCCAATATCAAAGAATACGTGAGTTTGAACCAACATCTGTCAGCAATTGGTGTTGTAGGGCCACTTTTAGAGTATATTGAGCAGCATTTCACTAATCCACCAACATTCCCTGTAGAAATCCCTTTCAAATCGAGGCAAAAGAGTGTAAAGTGAGGGAGTAAATGGGGTGTAAAACGACGATAATATGAAAGACAAGCAAACATACTACTTAGTAAGTGGCGATGGTTTATACCCCATAAATCATGCATGTAAGGAGAAACTCATGAGTGAGCTATCAAAACAGATTAAAGCTGTGCAAACAAACGTAAGAAAACCTATATGTTCACCGCTGCAAAGCTATTTGAGTGTGGAGTCAGAATATACACCTAGTAGTCTGTCTTCAATAGGAACTGTGTATAAGCTTGGCGTGATACTAGAGACTTCTATTATTATTCAAGAAGGACCGCACCATGCAAGTAAACTTAATATTGCACTAGAAGAAACAAAGCGCTCAATCATTCAAGCTGTGTTTGGAGAATTCCGAGAAGACCTACACAATATTAGGAACCTAGCTTACAACTTTGATTTTGATGGTGTGCTGGATGTTGTAAGGAAACTTGAGAGTAGGATGTTTGGAGAATGAAAACTTTAGAGCAGTATCAAGAAATGTTCCAGATGCGGGCTGTCAACGCTGCACTTCTACACATGGTCGAATCTGAGATTTATATGATTGAACAAGAGTATAAATGTATGGGCTTAAATATTGGGGAAGCTATTCACTATACAAATTCTTTCTCAGTAGAAGCTTGGCAGTACCTTGGTAGGGTAAAAGTTGAAATCATTAATCTCCTGAATAGTGGACGACGTTGAAAACACAAGAAGAACTCCTAGCGTCATTCATCCAACACTGTACAATCTCTGAACGTGATATTGAGATGTGCGGAGACGTATTCTGCTCTCTTTCTACACAGACATCTTGGATGGATTACCGGAGAGGTTATTGGGATGGTGTGGATGATGCTAGGGATTATTATTTTGAAAGAGACTTGGAGAATTTGTAATGATTATTGATCGAATGATAACCCACCTTGGTATAGACACATCAGGTATGTCACAGGACCAATGGAAAGAGATTGATATTAAGCTTGCAAGCATTGAGGAACATCTTAGGATGAAATATATCCTTAATAGCACTCATGATCAAGTTGAGTGTTCTGAGGAGATTAGTAATATTAAACCTAAACCATATTATCGTAAAGGACGTTGGGACTAATGAATCAAATTAAATGCCGTATGTCTACAAACAATACACCAATCTTCAAAACTCTTGATGGAGCTATTCTGAAGAGTGTATCCTCAGTAAGCTTTGAAGGGAGTGATGATGTGTTTACAGTGGTGAATACTAATGGTGTGATGAGTACGTTTGTGAAAGATCATAATGGGAAGTTGACACTGATGAAGTTGGAAGATATCATTATGAAACTTGGATTGGTTATACAGAAGGTTTCATAAACAGTAATTAAGTGGGGAGTGTTTATGAGTCTACAAAAACATTTACTATCGAGACACTACGATTCAACCAGATATGTGAATCAAGTCTTAGATGAAGATAATAATATTCTTACTGTATATCTCACTAACTTGTGTGGACAGTTCTTAGGATACCAGCAATATAGACCAGCAATATAGACCAGATGAGCAAGCTAAACGTCTGAATGATCCAAGGCTTAGCCGATACTTCACATACAGTCAACGGGGAGTTAATGCTTGCTGGGGATTGGAGACGCTAGACCCTAATAAGAAAGATTTGTATCTAGTGGAAGGGATCTTCAAAGCATCTACTCTGCATATGTTAGGATACAATGCACTAGCCCTACTCACCAGTCACCCTAAGCCAATGAAGTCTTGGTTGCACACTATGGATTACAACCTAATTGGTATTGGTGATAATGACAAAGCTGGAGATGGTATGATTCAAGTGGCTGGTAAGGGGTTTAAACTAGAAAGTGACTTAGATGAGTATCCTCTAGATGAACTACAGGAGCTATTGAATGAAAAATGTAGGCTGCTCTGAATGTTATACTGGAGATATTGTATTATGGAGAGAATTACTTATGAATGAGACAATCAAGGAGTACGCACAGAGATATGTGTCAGATCCTAAGATATTCCATAAAGGTTTAACTGAGGCACTTGATGAGTGGAGGGCAGATGACTAAATCATTTAACAGTTGGTGGGATGTATACGCATTCCTACTAGAAGCTCCTTACAACTCTGTGGATGTTGATAATACATTCTGGTGGAGTAGGGTGAAGAGTGGCTGCTACCAAGAGTGTGAGTGTGTAGAGTTTTATTCAAGCATAGAGGAAAGTATGAAAACGCTTAGGGAGATGTGTGATGGGGATGTTGAGAGGGTGAGTGAGAGATGACATTTGTGGTACAGGAGAAAGAAGAATGAAAACCAGTACGTTAGCTTGCCTATTTCTTGGTGTATGGATCAGCCTATTATGGACTACCGGTAAACAGGCTGATAAGATAAAAGATCTTACTGCCGAATTCCAGAACATCGAGAGTAAACAAAAACAGATTGAGCTATTACTAGGGCATCTTGACGGGTTTGTAGTTAAGGAGAAGAGGTAGCTAGAGATGAGCTATTTAAACTATAATCTACCAGTAGAATACACAAGTCTTGGGTACCTGCACACAAAGCTAGGTGATGTTAAGGTTGTTGAGTGCGTATGTCATATCTGGAATCAGTTGAATGCGCAGGACACACTGATAGTACTGGAGATTGATAAGGAAAATAGTCGTATACTTATCACAGGTAAGTGTGTTGATAGTGTGGCTGCCCTGAAGATTTGTAAGTACCTTACTAGCTTTGGTGTAGATATCCAGCACATTAAAACTTTTATTAATGTGGAGGTATAAGTGAAGTATAGTTCAGAAGACATTTCTTTATGGATTGATGGCGTAGAGATTACAGGGTGGGCTGATGATAAACCAATCTTTAAAGAGACACACGAACAAATCAGACAAGCTCTTATTGAGTTTGCACTGGAAGAGTTTGATAAGAATGAACGCCCTAAGAACCCTTGGTATAGAAAAGGTAGGTGGTGAGAGATGAAAACATATACAGGAATTGGTTCACGAGAGACGCCTAAAGATATCCTAAAGCTTATGACAGATATTGCATTCAAGCTTGCACAGAAAGGGTTTATCCTTAGAAGTGGTTCAGCCGGTGGTGCAGATACAGCCTTTGAGGAAGGTGCTAAGGCATATGCTGAACAGATAGACGAACGTGTAACACTTGCACAACTCTATATTCCTTGGGCGTCATTCGTTAAGTATGATGATTACTACAAAGACTGGTACAAGGTGTTGGATAGGATGCCTAAGAAAGTAGAAGCTTATCAGCTAGCATCTGAAATACACCCAGCATGGGATAGGTGCTCTACAGGAGCTAAGGCTTTACATGCACGGAACACATTTCAAGTGCTAGGATCAAATCTTAGTACCCCAAGTAATTTCCTTATCTGCTGGGCGAAAGTTGACAAACACGGTAATATCTCTGGTGGTACTAAGACAGCTTGGGAGTTAGCTAAGAAGTATGATATCCCTTGTTTCAATTTGCACAATGAAGAAGATAAACAACGACTGATTAAATTTGTGGAGAGTTAAATAAAATGGAATACAAAGTAGAATACACAATCACTTACTACGGTGAGACGATTACACTAAACAGTATCTATCCTAAATCTGATTATGTAGAGGAGATGTTCTTTAATGGATCTTTGTTTCAGACAATTAATCTAGATAATGATGGAAAGTATCGTTTATCCTTTCATCTAGCTGATGATGGTTATCTTTCAATTAATGGACTAGAAGAATATGTAGGGTGGGTGGAGATTGACTAGGATAGAAGTATTGGATGCCGTAATGGGTAGCGGCAAGACTACAGGTATCATTAAGTGGATGACAGATAACCCACAGAACAAGTACCTATATGTAAGTCCTATGCTGAGTGAAGTGGAAGAACGAATACCATCAGCTTGTGAAAGCTTGGAGTTCACATACCCTAACACAGAGGAATATAAAACTAAATCAATACACCTTCTGGAACTTCTAAAGGATGGAAAGAACATATCTTTCTCTCACTCTTTGTTCTCAGATATGACTAAGGAGCACCTATACTGGATCAAAAGACACCAATACACTTTGATTGTAGATGAGGAACTAAACTTCATAGAGGCATACAAAGGTGGGTACGGTAAAGATGATATCGTTAGCTTGGAGAAATCCGGGCATATCTTTGTTGACACTGATAATCTAGGAAAGGTTAGTTGGACATGGGATGATATGGAGGGAAGCACTGTATACTCTAAACTGAAGAGACTGTGTGATCTAGATATGTTGTACTGTGCAAAGAGGGACAGGAGTATGATGGTTATCCACCTACCATTAGAGTTAGTGTCCTGTTCCAAACGTACTATTCTCCTAACCTATCTATTTGAAGGCAGTCTTATGGAATGCTTTATGAAGATGAGAGGTGTGGAAATATCCAAGTTTACTGATTTAGGGTACTACTCTGATACAGACACCAAAGATAAAGCAAAGAGGCTTATTAACTTTGTAGACACTAGAACAACCAAAGCCGTTAAGAAGCTGTCTATGTCTTTCACTTGGTATGCTAACTCTGCATCAAAAGAAGAACTGGATCTAATCTCTAAAGCACTGCTCAGTATGTATAGGAAAGCACCTAAAGGAGAATTCTTGTTTACATCAGCTAAGGAAGTAGGCACTAGGTATGATGACAAAGGAAGGAAGCGTAAACGAACAATCCTACACAAAGATATACCAGATGACCAGTTTCTATACTCAGGTGCAAAGGCAACAAATATCTACTCACACAAGTCTGTATTAGTACATGCCTATAATCGGTTTCCTAACCTTGTTATCAAGGCTTACTTACAGGACTACGGTACACCACCAGATGAAGATAAGTTTGCATTGTCTGAAATGATACAATGGATATGGAGAAGTCGTATCAGAAATGATGAACCTATAACACTCTGTGTGTTGAATAAGCGTATGGAATTACTACTTAAACAGTGGCTAGGAATGACTAAGAAATAAGTTTGTAGAGAGGCTTCCACACTCAAAACCTACAGCCCTTATAAACCGGGGCTTACAGAGGTGTGCCCTTATAGTAGGAACTACATTAAATAAGAAAAGGAAAACCTTTACATGAAACATGATATAAAATCAGAGCTATCTGTTCCAGACTACTACCGTAAACTAGGTGGTGAAATATTAACACTGGACACTGTAGCTACTAAAGGAATGACTCAGGAACACAGACAGCTTCTGTGTAAGCAACACTTTGAGTATGCTGATAAGGTGGAGCAAGAAGAGAAGGAAGCATTGAAGATGTATAAGAAACGTAGTTACAACAGGAAGCGTAAGTAAAGTCTTGACAGTGTAACTTTCCAATTCCCCCTATTTTGGGAGTCAGCTTGTATTAGTGACTCCTATTTTATTGTGTCCAGAATATCTATAAGGCTTATGTGTGAATACTCTGAGGCAGTATTACTTAGGCAACACTCTTAGGTTCTGTGAATTATTGGATAGTGCTCCTACCGACTTAACCAGTACTTGATCTTGATCTCGCCCTTGATCTGAGCCTTTAAAATATCTAGCAAGACTCATGCCACTTTACCTACCACTCATTGACTAATCTCTTCTAAGCAACACTCGTGCCAACCTCTTCATCGATAGCTATAACTCATCACTAGGTGTCTCATAAGGTAACACTACGCCGAAGATACCTTATGTTAAATGTTACCTTATAGACTTGGCCTATTGATACTCTAATCACCCTCTATCACTATTGAGGTGAACAGGACACTGATAGACATTGTATATTAACTATTAAATACTGATAGGAATGATTGTTTAGTGTGTTAGTTGACACTTTGAAGTGGGTGTGATATGGGGATGAGGGGAGTTGGAGCGAGGGATGTTGTAATGCTTAACCCCATGAGGTTAGTTGACTACACCTTATCACCCATCTCAACAAGCCACTTATAGCGTCGTATAGCTGTTTACAGGCTCAACCAATAGGATTGTCCACACCACACTGTGTAAGACTTAGAAGGGACTTTGTAGGAGGATGTAAAGAGACTAAGAAAGTAGCTCACATTGTGACTAGAACGGAGGATGTAGTCATATTACAGACAGCATAAAGCCCACTTGATAGTGGGCTTAGAATAATCCTGCTTGAATTACTATACAGATCAGTCACGTACCAGTTGACCGAAGATGCTAAGTGCTAGACGGTGGGCACGTCGTTGTGCTTCTTTGGAGCATTTACCTTCCAAGTGAACTGTCTTTTCCCATACTGCTACACAACGATTCATGCAAGCTTTAGAAGAGGAAGTGTTAAGGCTGTTCATGTCTGTGTTCTCTTTGGTTGGTAGAAGCTTGTTTGCTTCTGATGTGTCTATTCTAACACTTTGAGCTTAGCTGTAAAGCTTTATTTTCGTCTATTTACAAAGCTTTGTTACCATACACCCTTGGCTCTTTCTTAATCTCAGCTTTGAAAGTCTTTGCGAACCAACCATTAAAGTTTCTCAATTCAGCAAAGGAAACATCAAAGGCGAGCTTTGCTGCTTGCCATTGAGGCATTGATTTAACGTGATCTGGTGTCATACCCATGGATGATTTGCCATACTTGTCAAACTCTTTCAAAGCTTCACTAGCTTTATTGTTCTTTGTGTAAAGAGCCTGTTTGTAGGTGACAGCGTCTAGGTAGTTCATGATAGAGCCCTTGTCTGCTTGGTGTAGGGTTATTGTACAGCCATTTGTCAGCCCTGTACAACGTTATTTAAATCTATTTTAAGCTGCTTTCGACACAACATAGCGAGCCACTTTAAAACCTTCATTCAAGCCTACTGCCCACTTCTTGGCGCTAGCCAGAGTTTTACGGGTTGCAACTACTGAGCGATCTTGTGTGTCGATGATGTTGAACATTTGGTGATTCCTTTAAGAAGATGTTTTGTTTCGATAGGTAGATTATAATGCTTCACCAACACCCTGTAAAGGATTATTTTCTCTTTTCTTCCTTCAATCTATCATTATAGCCAACTGCAAAGTAATGCTTGTGTCTTCCATCCTTCATCATATTGGTAAACTTTGTCATGCCCATCAGCTTTTCTACACACTCCGACAGGGGGAGGGTTTCAAGGTCTTTTGAGCATTCCTCATAGCCACGCTTGCAAGCTAGTTTGTATTCTTCAATAATCATTATGCTTTCCACTCAGCTACAATCACACCCACTTCATCAATCAACTGTACTTTATAGAAGCCGCCTTGTGTGCCCATTTTCTCAGCAAAAGAAAGACTTTCAGTTTCACGATACTCGGCAACAGACAGCTCGTGTTCCTGAGTCATCAGAGTGTAAACAGTGTTTTGAGTAGTCATTTGGTATCACCTTGCTTTGTAAGACTGCGTTTGCTGTCTTGATGGGTTTAGTATAACACGCAAGAAACCCCTGTAAAGGGGTCTTTTCACTTATTTCTAAACTATTATAAGGCTTTCGGCTTCTTGCTGAATGATTGATACATATCCAGATATACGCTATCTGTACGCTCTGCCAGCTCGCTGCACAATACTTTGAAGAGTTCTTTAACCTTTGATGGGTTGCTATGAATACAGTCCTCTCCCGTCTCCTTGTGAGTCATTACAGCGTCATATTCTGTTGGTTTCAACAGTTCAACAATGTCATTGTAAGAATGCAAGGAAAGGTATTTCTGATGGGAAATTACAGCGTAGCAGCTTACTGTGTAGGCATAAGTGGTGTCATGGAATGTCATGCTGATTTTAGTCTTTGCACCTGTGTGAGTGCCATACTTACAGAAGTTAACAAGGATATTCTTGCTATCATGAATAGCTTCGATTGTTGATTGTTTGATAGTGGTCATTTGAAAGCTTCCTGTATGTTGTGAGCTTACTCGCCCTGATGGCATTATTATCTAACATCCCACCATGCTTGTCTACACCTAATTATCAAAACAATCCTATCAGAATAAACCAGACAAATTACCCTTACCACTCGACCAGCTAGAACGCTGTACAGGAGTCACATCAAGGTTTAAGATGTTCAATTCTTGATCAAACACTACCTCCATCCCTGTATTGCTTTCATGCCATGTTATACAGGCTGAGCCGTTAGCATCTAGATGAGTCAGGTAGCGACGTGTCACTGACTTTGAGTAGTCGCCCCAACCAACACCCCAAGCGTTCCTATCTTCAAACCGACTATGTTTGTAGTGTCGTTTCAGGAATGTGTAGAGTTGTTCATAGGTAGTCATACATTAGCCTTCCACAAAGTCCCTTGGTTAGCTTCCTGAGCACATACCTCGGCAGCTTTCACCATAAGCTTAGCCACTGCAACAACGACAGTTGTTACTTCCATATCGAAAGCCTTCTGAGTCAATTCAACAGTTTGGTTGTTCGTCTTAGCTACCAATTTGATAGCATCCTCGAAAGCAATCTTTACAAATGCTGGAGAGGACATGAACTGTGTGGCTGTGTAAGTTGTCATGGCGGTAGCTCTGTTTGGTTGGTGTAGGAGGATTATGAGGCTCTTTCGAACCTCTGTAAATCTTTATTTTCAGTAAATCATACCAACCTTGAAGGCCTCTTCATAAGCCCCATCTTCTACCAGTTCAATCACTAGAAACGCATCATCAAGCTGCTTAATAGAGCATTCTTCGTCACCTGAAACGAAAGACTTAGCCACTTCATATAATTCTTTGACTTCGCTGATCATGATCTTATCTCTCTTCTGTCCGCAGAAGCGTTCTCGCTTCCTATGTGTCTATTCTAACCCATACAGAACACACGTCAACCCTTTATTTCACATATTCTTCAATAAACTTTGTGAACGCAGCATGATCAGAAATAGTTCCATGAATAGAGGATGACTGCGAGTCACCTATTGAATCTAGGTAAAGATGTTTCATCTCCCACACCCAAATCATGTATTCAAACTTGTCAATAGCTTTTCCATCCTTTAAGCAAAGATTACAGAATGCTTGCCAGCGAGGGTTTATAGAGTCGTCCACGACTTCAGTGCCCTCATACTGGTAAATTTCAAGACTTGCCCATCAGAATCTTTAACCCATATTGCTTTGGAGTCACTGCAATAAAACCAATTGTACTGTCGTGCCCAATCCCTCTGTTTATTGTTCATCACTCAGCCTCCTGCCACACTTGTTTACGCCCTTTCTTAGCATCTCGCAAGCTCTTATGCTGCTTTAGTTGTTGTTTCTTTTCAAGGGAATACGTGTAATCTTTGTTTGACATATTGAATTTAATAGGTTTCATTTACCGATTTCCAATGTAGGCATGGGGCAGATTCGATCTAGTACGTCTTCTGTAACAACAATCACCAACTCTCCACCAAATGTGTCATCAAAGAAGATGTCAGCTTGAGCCATATGCTCGCCAAAGTGTTCTTTGATTTCTTGTATAGCGTGTTCAAGGTCTGTAAGTTTCATTACACTTCACCATTAATAGAATTAAAAATAGCCTTCTGCCGCATCTCAACACAGCACCACTGCTTCAACCACTCCTTCCCAGCGTCTACACATTGTAACAGAGCTGATGAGCAATCGTCAGAGTATTGAAGGGGGAAGCTGTCAAAGCTTGACACAGAATTATTAGTGTGGTTTGGTAGTTGGATGATCACTGTACTATTCCTCTTCACTGCATTCTGGATTGTCTTGTTCACAGTCCTCGTACCCAGCTTTATAAGCTGAATGAGATCCTTCCCTACCTTCTTGACACCAGTCTTCATAGCTAATCATGAAATTACCTTCTACACAATCAGAGTAGCCAAGATCATAAGCTTTTTCGTTAGCTGTCAATTGTTCAGTCATTTCAAAGTGCCTTCAATTCGTTTATGTAGTTTCTTGCTTTCTGGTGCCATCTTACCAACGTCTCGCCAACCTTGCAAGCTTTTATTAGCGTATTTTTCAGGCTATTTTCATTGCTAATGCTTGAGAGCCACGATGGCATAGGTTGACCGCTATCATCGTTTTCAGAGCCACTTTCCCCGCATGAATAGGTTGATTTGGTTGATGTATTCTTGTATGTAGCGGCACACTCTTCAAGGTCATCATATGAAGGCTCTTTAACAGAGATTGCACGTTCATACAACACTTGACTTCTGTTGCGTTTGTTTACCAACACTGCACGTAATGTGGAGTATTCATTGATAGACATATTACCAGACCTGTACACTTGTTCCAACTCAATAAGCTGCTCAGTTAGGACAGCAACGCGCCGTGCCTGTGGTAAAATCCTATCCTTTAATGGAACGGATGTTTTCCTTTTCTCTTTGTTGGCTTCAAGTGCAGCATCAGAGAAAGCCTCAACACGAGCACGACCATTCTTATCAAATGTGCTGAAGTCAACAGACCTGTCGCCACGGTATTGGTCATTTCCACCAGACCATAAGCCGTGCTCTTCACAGCTATTTAGGAATGATGGTTGTATGTACATGCGTGTCATGTTGTGTCTCCCTGAAGCTTTGTTGTTTCGATGAGGTAATTGTACAAGCAAAAAGAAAGAGCCGCAAGGGCTCTTTAGGGTTTATTTTCAATCAAGACCAATTTCCCAAGTCATCAATGCATCATAGGCTCTAGGATCAATCTGATATCTATACTCATCTGCTAGTTGTTTTATTCTACCCTCCTTCAGTGGCTTATAAAATTCAAAAGCTTCTTCGGGTGTTTTAAACCTCTTTTGTTGTACCTTTCCATCTTCATAAAAACCGCCCCTGTAGTACCCGTCTGGAAGTTTAGTAACTCCCGGAGGCAAAATGTGTTCTCTTACCCACAATGCGGAGTTAACCACAGGTGGCAACATGCAACAAGTTTCTGGTCCGTATTCCCTGTTACCTCTTAAAATAAGATCCTTGTCTACATGCCAATTTTTGTTTTTCCAACCAACAGCCTGCTCTGTCCAGTCTACAAAACCTCCAAACTCGTGCCAGCCAGCATTCACTGTTGCACCAGCGTATCCGGGGCGTTCTATCAGAGTTTTCTCATCGTAAGCCCTCTTAAATAGACCACTCCAAACAATCTTCTCCCTCTTAAATTTCAGAGGGTTTTGTGCTGCATAACTAGTCCCTAGGAACCCCACACCGATGATAGTCCTCTCATATGGATTTTTAAGGTTAGATCTTGGTAATGCACACTGATAAATTTCTGTTGTATGCTGGTACTCATCTAACCATTTAATCACAACCCTCTGAGAGCCCTTAAAGGTCTTTATAATCTCAACATCTACCCCTGATTTAGTCGGCCAAACATCTCCAACTTTGTAACTTTTACGCACAACAGCCATTATAAACCATCCTATTTAATGGCAAAATGCCCCATCTAAGGGGTGATTATTTACAACTCTTACGTCAGAACCTTCGTGCGTAGCGTCCGCACGACATACACTGTACCTTATAGCTACAAGCCCAAATCAGTAGGTACGGCAACACCCATAACAAGCCTGTCAAGAAGCATAAGAACAGGTTACCAACATGAGCGACGCCGCTCAGACCAGTACGGATACCGGGCTTTATTCCGCACACCCTACAGTTGCACATCACTTGACTGGACATTATAGCTCCACCTCCTTCAAGTCAATCGTCAAAATAAATTCCCGAGGTGTTCCTTCATCATTCAAAGTGACTTTGATAGTCTCTTTACCAGTCTCATCAATTGTGAAGTCTAGTTCAATGTCTTCTGCCCAAGGGAACTGTTTCTGGATCATAGCTTTCATGGCGTGTGTCTTTATAGTGATCATTGGAGTATTCCTTTGTCTGTATTAGAAGCTATTCGCTTCCTGTTTGGGGTGATTCTAGTCCTATCACCCACCCTCGTCAACATCTCTTTTCAATTATTTATTAAATTCTAGGCAATAAAAATCCCTCGGGCGAGGAGGGATTAGTTTAAGCTAACAAAGTCTACGGAAGAAACCCAACCACGATAACTTTAGTGTTCGCTGCTACTTGTTCAACAGGGAACTCTGACAGCCAATCATCGTGCAGGTTTCCTTCTTCGTCCTTGTACAAGAGTCCCATCAGTACATCTTGGTCTTCCTCTGACGTCTCCACTGAGTTGACGTACGCTTCATTGAGGAAAGAGTAATCACCTTCGACAACACGAAAGCTTACAGGACGTTCAAAGAGTTGATCAAAGATCAGGATAGTTTTCATTTTGTATCTCCAGTTGGTTTGTATGTGGCTATTGTAGACAAGAAAAAGGAGCCAGTCAAGGCTCCTGAGGTAAATTCTTTAAACTTTATTCGCTTGACTTCAACCAATCCCGGCAAGCTGCTGAGATGAGAAGTAAGGTAGCTTTGTTCTCCATGAAATTATCACTCTTCTTGGCTGAGAACTCTTCCACAACTTCAATCACCTCAACAGCAGCTTCTAGTCGCTCCTTCAACTCGTCTATTTCTTGCTGCATTAGCTCATAGAGTTCTTCCATAATACTAATACGTTCTTGTGTGTCGTCTGTCAAGGAATGTATTGGTGCGCTCTCAGACATACCAATCAAGGGAGTTACTTTGTAATTCTCATCCTCAAGTGCCCAAGGTTGTTCTGTAGTGAACACAGAGGAGCGTCCGTGCCCCTCGATAAGCCAAGCCACAACTTTAGAGTTAGTCATGTCGCCATCCTTTCTGTGGTGTGTAGGTACAGAGTAGCCTAGGTCAGTGTATTGTCAAGCCTCGATCTGTCCACCACTCTACCTTTGTTTCCCTTCCGTTATCATAATCACTTTGGATCCTAGTAGCCATGGACAAAAGCGCTCCGCACATTTTAATATGATCTTTATTGTGGTCAGCTTCCTCCATAATCCTTGAAATCTTTACTTCCTGCCACCCTCTATGAGCTTCTATAGGTGTGTCATAAACACCTATAAATTTGCTGCCAGTCCTTTTACGGCAACAGGCAATGTACCTAATTTTGTTAACTTGGTAATCGGGCTCAACTCCTACTGGATACACTCCCCGACAAACATCCGAGGACATCATAAGACAGTTTACGTCATGAGGTATAAACATACAAGTGTCCGGACTATACACTTTATTCCCATGGTATAGTAAGTCTTTATCTAAGCTCCAAAAAGTTCCATTTCTATTCTTGTTCAGATACCCATACTGAGTCTGACACCAAGAGGTGAAAATGTCATAATTTTCAAAGTGATTTTCTATGCCCGCATAGCTTGTAGAATTTTTACGTTGCGCACTACCATCTTTGCACCTACTTTTGAGATTATTCCAGAGAATAGAGGACCGTGTGTGCATGGAAAGTCTATGATCTTCTGCCGCTTCAGAGTAAGACTTTCCCCAACTCCCATCGGGCCTTTTAAAATCAGGAACATTCAGTATGTTAATTGTTTTCACTTTAAATCTCCTAAATAGATAAACCCCATTTAAGGGGCTTTTATTACAATATGTTGCTTTGAAATTTAATTGTCGCGGCGAATACTTTTAAAGGCATCTGCCAGATAACGTTTGGTGCGAATTTTACCATCTTTTAGCCTGAAAACCCTGTAACCTGAGCCATCATCAAGTTTTGTAATGGTGCCTAGGAACATTTCATGTTCATTAAAGACACGGCGAACTTTGCTACCGTTGATAGGGCTAAAAGAACCTTTTGCTTGAGTCGATGCGGCCATAATATTCACCATTCTACTAGAAATTTTCAGGAGGACTCACGAAATGTGAGGTTGTTTCCTTACTACCTTCTGAAGAACTTCCTTACTTCTGCTACCGGCTTCTTGGTAGCAACCTCTGCTTCAGTAGTTATAGATTAGCTCAGGTAAAAACGTCTGTCAACAAGAGAATTTAATTATTTTGAAATGATGCTTCCTTCATCAGCGTCGTAAATCCAGCCATTCAACGCCATTTCTTCTTCAATCCTTCCCAAATCAAGCGCATAAGCTCGTTCTTCTTCGTCATACCCCACCCAAGTAGGCGAGTCCACCCACAACCAGTGCTGGAAATGGTTCTCTAAGAGGCTTACATTCAGGCCAACTGCAAATTTACAATCTTGTACAGCGTCACTATCCTGATTCATAGCCTCTAGGAAGGTGATAATGTTTTCTTGTGCTGACTTGACAACATTATTAATTGTGTTAGTCACTTCTTTAAGCTCCTTTGGACGGCTTATGCCGCTTCTGACGTCAATTCTACGTTGTGTGTAAAGGAAAGCAAGCTGTGTGTTCGATTATTTTACAGATTAATAGAAGCTGTCGTAGGTGTTCTGAGCTTCTTGGTGAGCATAGTCGTCATACTCTCGGTGAAGGTCTTTCATAGCTTGCTGATACTCTTTATCAGTGAGATCCCCATTGTCATGATCTTTGGAGATTTCTTGTTCTGCCCTATCAAACCAATCGCTCATTTCCACCACCCCAAACTGATGGCTTTCTCCAAAGCTTTAATGAGATGTTCTGCATCTTTCTTTGTATTCAACTCAACAGCAAATCGATCACCATCTTCAGAGTCTGTTACAAATACACAGTGGTCTAGTGCGTTCTGCAAAATACCATCTTCATTGAACCGGATAACATCAACTACTTCTGTCAAGTCTTCTTTACGAATATCAATTTCCACAATGTCTCTCCTTATGCCTTCACATTGATAGTTTCTTGAAGTTTATTAGCTTGTGTGTTTAGTTCTGAGATTTGTTTTAGAAGAATGTCCAGTTGGACTTGTTCGGGTGATTTGTCCTCACGTTTCCAGATTAATTTGCCAAGATTCTTTAAGTCTAGAATATTAGAGTTGCCTTCATAACCTTCATATACAGAATCAATGCTCCATTCTGTATTGTCGTTGTTATCCTTGTCTTGAATGTCATCATCTAGGTGTGAAAGAAAATTAAAGCCGCCATCCATTGCAAGAATACCAATGTCTTTCAGTACCATTGCAGTTTGATCATTATTGTACTTGACACGCATACCTGTACGCAGCATATCTTTTGTAAATGTGGTCATCACGTCTCTCCAATTAATTATATTTGCAAGAAGCTCTTCTTGCCTATGTTGTGGCTGATTATGAATCACTTCCACATAGCTGTCAACAATTTTTACACAGAGAATTCTATTGACTTTATCCCACCATGTAACCTCACCAATTCCATACACACGTCACAGGGTTTAGATAGGCAAGCCTCTCCTTTAGAATTTACTCGTGCAACTACTAATTTTACACCTTTACCCTTGCTCCTGAAGAGAGCAATCGCTTCTGAGTGGAGACACACCTTCTCAGGCATTCCCACACGTTTAGCTGCCCTGTATTGGCGACTAGATGTCTTAGTGTAAGAGTTGGCACCTTCTGAGATGATGTGACCTCTCTTGTTTAGGACGACGCTGTACAGACGCTTCTGATCAGGAGTGAAGGGCAGTTCTGAAGCTTTCTTTATACAATATGACAACATATCTCTAACTCTTCTTAGCCAACATAATATTAGTTGCTGTATTGCTCAAATAATAACCACCTAACAACATATAAGACAAGCTTTCATAAACACTTGTAGGTAACTTGCCATAACATAGAAGGATTGTAAAGACAATTTCAAAGCATACAGCAATCCATAGTTTACGGGATGTTAGTTTATCTGAGAGTGTGGTGTCCATTATTCCGACTCTTTCCAGTTCAACAAAGCATCAACCAACGCTTCAGCATCATTAAAAACTTCATGAGGGATGCCACGAGCTGGATCTTCATCTTCAAAGTGATCCATGTAGTGACTATAATCTGATCCAACTTTAAGAGTATTACTTACTTTCTGCCAATCATATCTAATACCGCCGATTGGCTGAGAAATTGTTTGTTTGTCAAATGTACACCCACCATGAAGAGGTAGATCCTTGGCTAGCTCTGGTGTCTCATAGATTGGGTGTGTGTGGAAGATGTTAGCGTAAACATTCCAATGATGCCGGAATTCTGAACCATAACCTTTCTCAATGAATTCATAATTCTTAGTCTTCCAAGATTTCACAGTTACTGAGAATGTATCACATTGGTACACTGTCCACTCAACACTAACTTTATCCATTGCCAATTTAAAATCTTTCATATCCTCTCCTCAAATTCAATCATAAATACCGATTCTGTAGGCATTATATCACCCTTCTAGGCGTTTGCAAGCTTCCCTAGGTGAATGTATAGGGTTTGTCACACTGCGTGTTTATATGGCTGTTTCTAAGCCTCGTTAGTCTTCACTCTCCCAAGTTACTACCACTTTAAAAATACCTTTACGGAGTCCATATTCATCTGTTGGTAGGTTTAAAGAGTCATCACAAATAGCATCCATAACTTGTTCGCTCAAGTCAACTAAACTCTCGTCTGAATATGATTTGTCAAATATAATCATTAAGCTTTCTCCCCAGCAGCCAAAGCCTGATCAGCCGCTTCATTAATCAACTCAAACATTCCTGTCTCTAGAGCTTCAAAGAACTCTTTCCCTTCCTCCGACAACTCTTCCCACTTCTTACTATAGTTCTCAAGGAGCCAATTCCAGCGAGTACTATTCTTTAGTGTGTTGTCGGTGATTTTCTTACTTACAGTAGCTGTGCGTTTAGGTTTCATTTAATTGTTTTCCTTGTAAATCTCGTCACGAAGTTCTGGATTATAGATAACAGCAAGGCTTATGCACTCTACAAGTGACTTTAACTCTTCCCGTGAGAATAGGTATTTACCATGATCATAGGAGTGCTCTGTAATATTAAGTGCGTTATCTAATTCTCTTTCAAATAAGGTCATCTCATTTCTCCTCAATGTAAAATCTGCATTTATTCACATCTGGCACACTAACAGCCAATATCAAATAAGCTTGGTGAATAGCTCTAGGCTCCTGTAGAAAGCGTGTACAAGATGAGCGCTTAGGACAATTATCGGATAGGCAGAGCACTATGTCAAGCTTTGTTTTAGGGAGTGTCATTTAATTCCTCCACGCAAATTTCAAGATTTCAATAAACTCCTTTCCACTACTATTAAAAGTTTTAGGGAGAAAAATCAGTAAGAGTAATAATATAACACCCACTACAGGAAACCACAATGGGATGCTGAGAAGCATTTGATACCTTTGTCGTATTTTCATCCTATCACCACCACATCATCAAAGTTTCTACGGGATTCTACAATAGTGCTGTAAGAGCCATTATTATATTCTTCATGTTTAATAATCACTGTCTTAGGGCATACCTTGACAATAGTTCCAACGCGAAGAGACATACTTCCTGCTGAGCCAAATACTACTTTCTGATTGAGGAGGATAGGTGTACCTAGGATGTCTTTCATTTCTCAACACCTAGAGTCAGTGTGTATTTAGTCGCACGAGCTTGCCTAATAGGGTCATCAAAGCAAACACCATCAGCGTATTCAAAAGTTTTTAATACCTCATCCTCACCATTATAGCACCAATCATCTTCTTCACGATACTCTACAACAGCTACTTCCAATTCCTGATCATGTGTTTCGAGCCATTTGATAAAGGTTGCTATGTTCATTTATTCATCTCCTTAATATACTTATTCACACTCTCAATCACATCTTTAATTTCAATCATATTCTGTAACCTCTTATTAAAAGAATTCACAATCTTTATCAATATCAAAAGGTTCAAGGTGTGAGAGGTAGTCCCTCAGATCCTGTTCGTCACTCATGATAGGGCAGTCTTCGTCTGCTACAGTCGGTACACCATCCTCCCATACAGAATATTGAGATTGACCTTCTTGGCAGCAACCACAACCCATGTCAACAATTCTGTAGGAATACTCAATAATTTTATTTCTCATATTACACCCACTCCGGTTGATTTCTACCCGTCCATACTACCTTAATAGGCTTCTCTCTACAAGCCCATTCTACCCACTTAGCTTTCAAGTAAGCCTGATAACTCTTTAACCATCTGATCTTGTGTCTGTTTTGAACTTGACCAGTTGTACTCAGATAGCACCCATTTCAGCAAAACAATTTCACGAGAGTTCATTGATATTCTCCAATTGGGACAAACAAATTCTGCCAGCGTTTCGACGAAGCTAAATTACACTGTAAGATGAGAATAACAAGCTCATCATCCGATCTGTATTCAGCCAACCCTCTTTGTACAGCTTCATTATACTCTGTTTTGAACCTATCAAAATCTGGAATTTCTATTTTCACCCCTGTTCTCCTTTAGCCCACTCAATAGCTTTAATCAACACATCACCATGACATGCTTTAGGTGCACAATAACAGGCCAACCTCTTACCGTCAAGAGCTAAAAGCATCTCTTTTGTAATCTTACCATCTTGTAAAGCTTCCCATAGCCAATGCCTATACAGGTCAATGACTTTAAGTCTGTCATCTTCCTTATGCATTTTGAAAGGATTACCAAATAGGCTACCCCTTCCAATGTAAACAATATCGGGATCTGACATATTAACTTTGTATTTATTAACCACAATAGTCATGATAAATCAACCCTCTTCTTAGTATCTTTTACTATAAGGGATCACCTCTACAGCCCTTGTAGATCAAGGCTTCCAGAAAAAAGTGGGACGTTTCACTTCCCAAATACTAATTTCCATTAAGCCAATTACAAAGCAAACCTTTCATTCTGTTGTTCAAAATACACAGTTGTAAAGGCTCATCATTGCGGATACAAGTCCTGAAAATCCACTGTACCATCTCAGATAAAGCAAACATATCATCATCTGGTGGTGTACCATAATCCTGTAAGTAAGCCTTGATAGCTGTATTTACAAATCTATTATAAGCATGGACAGCAATAGACTTATGTGACCACATATTAGTTGCTTTAGTACCACAATAAATCCAGTCTACGTCTTTAGGCATCTTCTTGTGTATAATGTTACGTTTAAGTTTTTCATCTTTTACATATTGGTAGTCAGCCAGAGACTTAGGAGCTGTAAAGATAAAACTTTCTTTATCTCCAAACTTACGGTAAACAGAAAAGATAGCATTTGAAACCTTTTCTAAATCTGCTGTAGTAGCATTTTTACTGTACCAAGTGGAAGACATAGAGAGATTAGAAACTGTTTTTGTAGTAGTTGTATCAATAAAAGTAATAAGGCTTTTAGCTTTACTAAGTACATCAGTTGTTGATTTAAGTGGTCTTACTTCTGCAAATGGTACAATCTCAATCCCTTTAAGATCCATAAAGGATTCCATCACACTGCCTTTAAAGAGGTAGGTAAGAAGGATAACACGTCTTGAAGACTGTACTAACTCAATTGGTAAGTGGACAACCATAATCTTACGATCACGTTTAGCACAGTACAACATGCCTAGATCAGACATTCTCTTAAGCTTGCTGTATGCAGTGTCATTCATTTCATTATCATCATACCACTGCCAAACTACACGACCAAGATTGTCTTCTTCTACCCTGATGTGACCAGCTTTCTCAAGCGATACAATATCATCACGACTGTAGTTACCTTTGTACGGCTCAATGAAAGCTACTTCTTCATCTACAATCAACACATATTCATGTTTCCGTATCAGTGCAAGGTGTTGCTTTGTCAAGTCAGTAAACAACGAGTGTGTAAAGGAAACGTTGCAGCCCTCTTCAAGAAGCTTAAGAAGGTGTTGGCCCTTAGTCTTGTATTCTTCTGTGCAAGGGTATGTGAATTCCAGTGCTTGACAAGCTGTAGGAATACGTTCTTCTACTTCTGTCAGCATTGGGCTAACATACAGGTATTTGTTCTGAGGATTGTTCAGCATCCACTGAATCACACCCTGTGTCTTACCACTTCCCATGATTGAATCAAGAAGCTCAATTTTAGTCTGCACTTTTATTTCCTCGTTGTCACTCAAATTCATAAGTGAATTGTCTGATATCTCAGACTTCAGGTGCAAGTAAATTTATCTTTTGTTTGGTCAATTTGGAGAGAATTTATCTCTTTGCTCCTTAAGCCCATAACGGCGTTTGAGTGTAGAGGACGCCAGTCCGTACCAGTTTCTTTCTAGAGTAGGCGTACATCTTCTGCTGTGATTTGTTTCATAGGTTCATCCAAGTAGCCCAATCAGCGGCTTTACAGTAACCTTCTTTCTCTCGTTGTGTTCTTTCATAAGCTTGCAGTTTTTCTTTGTGTGCCTCGCAAGCAAATTTGATTGGGGCTGTACCTGATTCCCTCCAGATCGCTACAACGGTACCTTCACAATAGACACAACGACGGTTATCAAATTTAAGTTTCTTCATAACAATCCCCTCAATTAATGTAGGCCAATCATAACAGATCAAGGGGTGAAGTCAAGAGGGGATTTTCATAGATGTGAATTTATTCAATGGGAGAGCAAGGAAGACTGAGGGGTATTTTGTTGGGATGAGGGTTGACAGGTGGAATTGATGTGTTAAAGTGGGTGCCATTGAAAACACAAATGGAGAGAAAGATGAAAGACATAACAATGTGTAGACTAGGTGCATGGTTTGGGGTAGGGTTGGTCACTATGAGCTGCACACAAATTCTTATGGGAAATGCACAGTTTGTTTCCTATCTTAACGTGTTCATTGGTGCAGCATGTGCAGGAATGAACTTCTCTGCTATTAAAATGTTAAAGGATTAAATAATGCAAATTCTACAGAATCTTTATGTTTGGACTTTTGGACTTCTAATGGGTATTATTTCTATGGGATATGTATGGGACATTGATCAGATGAAGAAAGATATTCGTATTTGTGAACAATCTCTTGCACGAACTGAGCATTGTGTTATGGTGGCTGTGCAGGCTCCTATTCTAAAGGAAAACAAATAATGTTAAAAGTAGTGTACAATGCTTGCTATGGTGGTTTTGGTCTGAGTGATGAGGCATATATTCTTTATGCTAAATTGAAAGGGATTGATATTTATCCTGAGAAGGGTTCTTACGGATGCACACACTACTACCTCCAACCAGTCACAGGCGTTGCCCTAGTAGATGACCGACGAGAAGAGTTGTACTATGACAACATCGAACGACATGATAAGGTATTGGTTCAAGTGGTAGAGCAATTAGGTGATGATGCCTCTGGTCGATACGCCGAATTAAAGATTGCAGAGAGTGGTGACAGCAACATGTATCGTATTGATGAATATGATGGGAATGAGAGTGTTCTGTTTAACTATACAGATGATAGTTGGGTGATTGTTGGGGAGGATGAGTGATGAAAACTGAAAAGATAATGCAACACTTGGTCGGTAAGACTTACAAAGAAATCGTTCAGGCGCTTTCTATTGAACAGGACGATGGTGATTGCTGTGGTTGTGCTGACGTAGAGGTTATTGATGCAGTAAAAGACTTGGAAGACGCTGATAACGCAGTCTTGTTTGATATCGTTAAGATTGATTACAATGACGACGGTGGCGATGGTGAACGAGTTGTTGCTAACTTCATCTTTGATCTTGGAGGTGAGAAAGGTCTGATTCTAGGGTATGATCTATCAGCAGGGTCTGGCTCAGGTTGGAGCTATGGAGCATTCTGTACTCTAAAGTATGGCGATGAAGAAGTTGTATCAGCTTCTTGGTAAGCGTCAAACAATAACCCCTCAACATGCACGTTTTAGCACCCTTCTAGGCGTTTAGAGGACTTGGGAGTGTCCTTGTGAGGGGTTGGTCGCTAACGCTCCCGAGAGGGCTTAAAAGACGCTATGATTAGGCTATTCTAATGTGATAGGGCGTGTGGTAGAGTGGGTTGGTTAGGAAGATTGGTTAGATAGTTGGGAATAATTTAGGAGAGCGTTTTGAGTAAATACGAAAAACCGGAAGGGGAGCTTCTATATCATGCCGCTTGTATCGGAGATGATTGTTCTTCTTCAGATGGTATGGCAGTATATGTAAAAGAGATTGATGGGAAGCCAGTACACGATGCTTTCTGCTTTGTCTGCACTAATTATTTCAACCACGATCAACTTGAAGAAGTTGGTATTAAAATTAAAGAAGGGAAAAACAAAGTGTCAGAAGTAGTTGATTTTTCAAATATTGAAGCAATCCCATTCCGTGGGTGGCGTGAGCGTGGTATTGGTCAACCTGTATCAACCAAGTATGGTATTCACACAGAGATTGAGAATGACTATGATGTGAAAGCACGTTACTACCCATCAACATCAGATGGTAAAATTGTAGGCTTTAAGAAACGTTTGAACCCTAAAGACTTCGTTGGGATTGGTAACACAAAAGCAACTAATGAATTATTTGGTCAATCTGTCTTTGAAGCTGGTCAGAAATACTTGGTCATAACGACCGGGGAAGAAGATGCTTTAGCGTTTGCTCAAGCACTTTACTCAAAGAAAGATGGTGTGGAATACTGGACACCATGCGTTAGTGTCACTTGTGGTGATGGTAGTATCATTAAACAGTTCAAGGCTAACTTTGAATACATTAATAGCTTCTCTAAAGTAATCCTATCGTTTGATCAAGACGAATCAGCACAAAAATATGTAGAAGAGGCTGCCCGTCTACTCACTCCGGGTAAAGCTTTTATTGCCAAGCTCCCAGCAGGTGTTAAAGATGCCTCCGATATGGTTAAAACTGGTCGGACAGCAGAGCTTAAACAGTTGTTCTGGAAAGCCACACCATTCAGTCGTGTAGATGTCCTTCACCTTAGTCAAATGTGGGATGACTTTGAAAGTGAAGACAATAACGTAAAGATTCCATTTCCATCTTCTTGGGCACACCTTAATGAAATGATGAATGGGGGAATGGAAAAGGGTGAGATTACAATTATCGGTGCTTTGACCTCTATTGGTAAAAGTTCAATCGTAAATAATATTGTGTATTCACTCATTGAGAACACCACCTTTAAAGTGGGTGCAATGTATCTAGAAGGCACTAAACGTGAAGTGGTGCGTGATCTGCTCTCACTCGATGCCGGTATGAACTTGCGTACAGTGAATCGTGAGAATGTGGATATTGAAGCGCTGAAGAATCGATTCTTTGAGAACCTTGCAAAGAAAGATCAGTTTGTGTATGTTGACCACCAAGGTAGCATTTCAACCACTGAGATTTTTGATAAGCTCAATTACTTAGCGAAGGCTGAAAACTGTGATGTAATTGTTATCGACCCAGTTCAGGCAGGTGTGAATAGTAGCGATAATGGTGCGATCATTGAGTTCATGGATACACTATTGAAGTTTGCAAAGGAAACAGATACTTGTGTGGTGGCGATTAGTCACATGAGGAAGCCTTCTGAAGAGAATCCGCACGCTGTCACCGAATACCAATTAATGGGTTCCAGTTCTTTAAATCAAATTGCATTCAATACAATTCTAATCAGCCGCGATAAGATGAATCCTGACCCAATCAAAAAGTCAGCTACCAAGCTCCAATTAGTTAAGTGTCGTCGTACTGGGAACACCGGAGATGCAGGATGGTTACGTTATGATGGTGCTACAACACATATGTTTGCAACCTCTGACCCATATATTGAAGAACTATTGGAACCACCATCAGTAGAAAATCTAGAAGTACCTGCACATATTGTTGACTTTTGAAATAAGGAGGGCTAGAATCCTCCGTTCAGATTAGGAGATTTAGCGGTGGAAAAGAAATTCTTTAATGGTGACTGGGTGTTTGATATTGAAACTTTCCCAAACACCTTTACATTTGCTGCTGTATATGCGAATGGTAAAGGTATGCGAGCCTTTGAAATTAGTGACCGTAAAAATGAAGTAGGTGAGCTTCTTGAGTTCTTTCGTAAAGTCAAGAGTGCAGGTCATAGGTTTGTCGGCTTCAACAACAATAACTTCGACTACCCTGTGGTTCATCACATTTTGCAGAAAGCCCGAAAGATTCATGGGACAGATAAGAAACTCAAAGTGACAGCTAAAGAGCTTTACGATGTTGCAATGAAAATTATCAACTCTAATAAGGACGAAAAGTTTGGTAGCGCAATCAAAGAAAAAGATGTTGTAATTCCACAAGTCGATCTGTTTAAGATTCATCACTTTGATAACAGGGCACGCTCAACATCCCTAAAGATGCTTGAATACAACATGAGGTCTACTAATATTGAAGACCTTCCATACCCTGTGGGTACAGTATTGACTGATGCAGAAAAAGATGTACTTATCAAATATAACAAGCACGATGTCAGTGAGACACTAAAGTTTTATTGGTATTCCTATGAGAACCTGAAACTCCGAGCAGAGCTGACAACACAGTTTGGCTTTGATTGTACAAATTTCAATGATACAAAGATTGGTAAAGAGTTGTTTATCCGCACACTGGAAAAGGAAGCCCCCGGAAGCTGCTACTTGAAAACTGAGTATGGGCGTGAGGTGAGACAGACAAAGCGAGCTAAGATCATTATCAAGGATTGTCTATTCCCATATATCACATTCGATAGACCAGAGTTCAAAGCTATTCATAAGTGGTTCCAAGGTCAGATCATTACTGAGACAAAAGGCGTATTTAGTGATTTGATGGAACACCAACTTGGTGATGTTGCTAAGTATGCTGAAATGGTTGTGAAGAAAAAGAAACTTGGAAATCTGAATGATTGTACAAAGTATGGATTTGATGATTATAAAGGGACTAGAAGTAAAACTTTCTACCCTCAACAACTCCATATAATTGATCTTAAGAAAGAACAACCATTAGGTTGGATTGAAGAGAAAGAACTTAAATCACCGAAAGGAGCGAAGAGTTATTATTGGTGCTGGAGTGTTGCGGAAACATTGAATGTAGTTATTAACGGATTTCGTTACGATTATGGCGTGGGTGGTATTCACGGGGCGACCCAAGGTAATATCCACAGCACTGAGACTCGTAAGGTTAGGACGCTTGACGTTGCTAGCTACTACCCAAATATGGCCATTGCTAACCAGATTTACCCGCAACATTTGGGTAAGACATTCTGTAAGGTGTACTCTGACCTATATGAGCAACGAAAGGCAACCCCAAAAGGGTCAGCATCTAATGCTGCGTTAAAGCTGGCATTGAACGGTGTATACGGAGACTCGAATAATGAGTTCAGCCCATTACTTGATCCAGCATACACAATGGCGATCACTATTGGTGGTCAGCTATCACTGTGTATGCTGATGGAAAAACTAATTGACCATTGTGATGCCCGGATTATCATGTGTAATACTGATGGGTTTGAATACATTATTGATGTTGACAAGTTTGAAGAGGCTGATAAATGGGTAAAATGGTGGGAGGATCTTACTAAGCTTCAAATGGAAGGTGACTCTTATTCTAAGATGTTCATCCGAGACGTAAATAATTATATTTCGGTAACTGAGTCCGGTAAGGTGAAGCTTAAAGGAGCCTATGAATTTATGGACTTTGATAAACTGGGATGGCATAAAAACCACTCGGCTATGGTAATACCGATGGCTGTGAAAGCTCAGCTACTTGATGGTGTTGACTTTGAGGAATTTATTCGACTGCATGAGAACAAGTATGATTTTATGTTGAGGACTAAAGTGCCTCGCAGTAGTAGCTTGGTGATTGTTGAGGATGGTGAAGATATCCCTCAGCAGAATATTTGCCGTTATTATCCAGCAAAGGAGGGTGGGAAACTAATCAAGATTATGCCGCCAATGGTAGAAGGTGGTGAGTATCGACGGTTAGGTGTTGATACAGATTGGAATGTGAGAACATGCAATAACATTAATGACTTCTCTTGGGGAGTTGACTATAAGTATTACATTGATCAGGCAGCTAAACTTATTGAAGCCGTGTCGGAGGATGTAACTGATAAACAAGGTAAAAATTGTGAAAGAAGTATGGAAACCATTACTGATTGATGATATTCAAGAGAGGTATGCAGTCAGCAGCTTAGGTCGCGTAATAGACTTGAAGAACCAAAAGTATATGGCTTGGCATGATAACGGTGCTGGTTATATGAATGTGGGGCTTCAAGGTCCTAGAAGTGCAGTTCGTATTCGATATGTTCATCGCTTAGTAGCTATTGCATTTATTGAGAATCCTGATAAGCTACCTCAGGTTGGACATAAGGACCACACTCGCTCTAATAATAGTGTCAGCAATTTATATTGGACAACACCTAAACAAAATACTGCTGATGGTATTCGTGATGGTAAAATCAATGTAAATCGCCCCAAACGAAACCGTAAGGTAACTGAGTCAATCATTTGTCAAATTGCTTTGCTTTCTCATCAAGGAAAAGGTGTTAATGAGATTGCAATCATGCTAGACTTTCCGCGTACTACGATTTCTAGCGTGTTCAACGGCAGGAGTAACTGGGAACTGTTTGAGTTTGTGCAAAAAGAAATGCTTTCTCAACCCCACACAAACTAGAAAATAACGCTGTACATCCTCACCAATAACACGTAGAATATGTTTTCTGGAATAGAAGTCTAGAATAGAAATCCCTAAAGTAAATAAGGAGAAGAAACAATGAAGATTGCAAAGACCACTGCACAACTACTAGCTGGTGAACTATCCGTAGGTGAAGACACATCTGACTGGCAAGAAGACTGGTTTGATGGTGAACCAGCACTAATATTTAAGCTCATCCAATCAGAGCTTATCGACACATCTCGTTGGAGCAATATTCACGAAGTGATTTATCAAGACCTCACCTCTAATAAGTTCTATAGCTCAACCTACTCTGTAGGTGCGACAGAATGCCAAGATGAGCGAGCTTATGAGAATGATAGTGATGAAATTGAGTTGACAGAAGTGTTTGCAAAGAGTAAAGTGGTCACTGTCTACGAAACTAAATAAGGGGAAACACATTGAAAATCATTAAAGCACCAGAAGCTTTCAAACCAGTGAGTATTGTTCTGGAAACTCAAGAGGAAGTTAATTGGGTATATGAACTCTTTGGTAATATTGGTGGAGGTGGTCCTGTTCGTAAATTTGTAGATAATGTTTACTATGGACTTGAGGGCATTGCACAAGATAATGAAGACTTGAAAGTGTTTGAAAGCAACTTTACAATTCAAATTAAATCGGGGGGTAAGTAACATGAAAACTAAATATTCCTACAGCATTCAAGACGCTTCCAACATCTTTGCAGATGACCTTTCAACACGTTCTTCTGCACGAGCAGCTTTGGCAGAGGTTAAGGAACAAGGGTTTGTGACAGCTAAGATTTATCAGACACTATTCGTTCCAACTACTATCAAACAAGTTCGCTGATAGGGACTAAGGAGAGTTATAAGTGACTACTAAGACTGAATACGTCGTACTAGATGTAGATGGGTCAACTGGTGGCTTTACTACTCGTGAAGAGGCACGCAACTTCAAGCGAATGCTTACCGAGGTTGGTGTAAAGTCTCAGATTATCCAGAATGTCTGGACACTCAACAAACAGAAAGTTATTCGATAATTAGGAGCTTGACATGAAACTAAGTTATAAGTATGATGTGCATTCTTCAAAAGGGACAATTACTTTTGTAGCTAATTCTTTGAAGCTTGCACGGGAGTATAAGAAAGCTTTGAAAGTGACAGATAAGAAAGCTTACATTGTGAAGCAGCAATACATGCCAATCTTTGGTAAGGTGGTTAGTTAATATGTCTCTAGTAACCATCCGCGAATCTGAACGTGTTGGTGACACTTCCTTCACAACAGAATATACATTCAGTGATTTTGCAGACTTCCTAAAGTGGGGGGATTATAAACAGAATGTGTTGAAAGAGTCTCTAACGAGTCTTGAAGAAATGTTGAAAGAAAGCTTGCAAGAGGATGGGGTGAGTGGTAAAGTGGTTGGCTTGAAAGAGACGAAACATTAAGAAAGAATTGTGTAAAAGCAATAACGCCATTTAGGCAAAAGCGCTGTAAATAATGATGAAATAATTTAAGGAAATATTAAACATGGCTACTATTTCAGGCATTCTCGCTTACGTCAAACTGCAACAACCAGACTTCAAGTTTGGTTCTACTACAGAGAAAGAGTTCTCAGTGAACTTGATCATCACTAAAGCTGAAGCTAAAGTTTGGAACAAAGAATTTCCAAAACAGAAAGCTCGTGAAGTTGATCGCTCAGACTTTGAAAAGGCTTACAAGATTGAACCACCAACAGACGATGATGAGTTTTACGTTCTAGCTATTCGCAAGCCAGCTCAGTACAAGGATCTGACACCTATCCCTGATGCAATGCGTCCTCGTGCTTTCCTCAAAGGTGATAACGGTAAGCTTCAGGACATCACTAAAGATATCCTCATTGCAAACGGCTCTGTAGGCACTGTTAGTTATGACATCCGAGACAATGAGTATGGTCACTTCTCTAGTTTGAAGGCTGTACGGGTTGATTCATTGGTTGAGTATAAGAAGAAAGGTGGTGCATCTAATGACTTCTCTGAGCTAGGTGATGTAGAATCACTTGCAGATGACTTCTCAGATATTCCTGAGCGAGTGCAGAGTGATGCACAGAAAGCTTTGGTTGAGGAACCAGTGAAGAAGACTGCTAAGAAAGTTGTAGAGCTAGAAGACGACGAACTGTCTGATTTACCGTTCTGATCTAACAACTAAGACTCAAGGATGAGTCACCAATTTAAGGAGAAACACTTGAGCAATAAAAAACACACACTATCCCTAACAGATTCCGAAGCATACATTCTAGCTTGCGTTATGGGGAATCTTCGATATAATGACAATCCTAGCGTTAATAGTTTGCTGAGTAAAATTAACAAAGTATCAAAGCCATTCAATATTGACGCAGAAGATTACGATAAAGTAAGTGCTTATGTAGACTTCAATGGTGGCTGTGAAGAAGGTTATAAACTTTGTAAGAGTTTGTTCTTTACACTAGACTTTGATGGCAGTAATGTAGACTTGGATGAGAATGATGAGTTTGTCAAAGAGCCTACAATTTCAGGTGATGAACTAAAGAGTCGTCTTCATGACTATGTTGTACAAGCACAGACACAGGAAGAAACTGTTTCAACAGAAAGCCTTCTCTTTGCAGCTTTGCGAGTAGCTATTAAGGATAATGACCTAGAAGCTGTACGGGTTTATTCTGATACTATTCAAACACTTTCAACCGTATATTAATTTAACTAAAGGAATTTACAAATGACTGATACAAACGTAGTGACACGAGTAACTTTGAACGAACAACAACTTTTTGATCGTCTGGTTAAACTCTTTACAGATCAACTAACACTCTCTGAAGATATTGCTTCCTTGAAAGCTGATGCAAAATTTCACAAGGATGAGAATCCTAAAGGGATCTCAAAGGATGATATTAAATTCGTTTCTCAGGCAGCTAAGCTAGAAGCTAAACAATTGTTTGAAGAGTTTACTGGTGATAACGCTGCGGTGATTGCTAAGTATAAGACGTTGACAAATTACTAAGATTTGATTGGTTTTAATAGGGGCTTCGTGCCCCTTATTTATAGGAGTAAGGAATGAGCCTCGTCGTAGTCGATGGAGATTTAATCAGCTACAAAGCATCAGCAGCAAGTGAAACACGAACAATCCTAGTAAAGAATATTGATAATGACCGAGAGGTAGAGTTTGCTAATCGGACAGCATTCAAAGCTTGGCTTAAAGATGCTGACAAGAATATTAAAGATTATTTAATCACTGACATACAAACACCGGAACCTTTAGAGAACTGCCTACACACTGTGAAGATGATGTTGCAAGGCATTCATGAGAAGAGTGGTTGTGATGAAATGAAAGTAGTTGTCCAAGGTGAGGGCAACTTCCGAGATAATCTACTCCTACCAACTAAGTACAAATCAAACCGTGTAGATACACAGCGCCCACTCCATTTAGCCGAAGCGAGAGACTACTTGATAGGTAAATATAAGGCTGAAAAAGCTAATGGCCGGGAATCTGATGATGTCCTAGCTGCTTACGCTTACGAAGGTTTTACTACCAAAAAACGTATAGTACAGGCAACGATTGACAAGGATGCAAACCAGTGCATGGGTTGGTTATACAACTGGGATAAGATGCAAGAGCCAATGTATATCTCAGGGTTAGGTGGTTTCAATAAAGAAGGTAAGGGGTACGGTCGTAAGTTTCTTTATTATCAAATCTGTGTAGGTGATCCATCTGACTGTTATAAACCTACAGAACTTGTATCAGCTAAGTATGGTGCTGCATCCGCCTTCAAAGACTTTGATCAACTGACTACTGATAAAGAATGTTGGGAGAAGATGAAGGAGCTTTATCAAGGTTGGTATCCAGAAGAGTTTATGTACACAGCTTGGAATGGTGAAGAAGTAAAAGGGAGTTGGCTACAGATGATGCAGCTTTACACGGATTGTGCGCATATGCGACGATTTGAAACTGATAGGTTGGATGTAGAACAAACCTTGAGTAAGATGGGGATTGATCTTGTATGACAGTCCCATCACAATTTGATATCAAGAAGCGAGAAGAGAAACTTCAACAGTTTAAAAAGAAACTTAATGAAGATGGATCGCCACAAGAGAAGCATGTTGTTAGTGTTGTAAGGTCAGCTATTAGGCAGGCATGGATGAAGAGTGATGTTAAGTTAGCATATCTCTACTCTAAAACAATTCCTGACATGGATGACACCACACGAACAAAATGGTTGGTTCCGTGTGAGATATGTGGTAACATGTTTAAGTTAGCTGACATTGAAATTGACCATAAATATATTGGAGGTAGTAGTTTTACAAAAGTCTCAGACTTTGAGTCTTACTTCAATAATATTCTCATGGTTAACTTTGATGGATTGCAGGTACTTTGCAAAGAAGATCACTTAATCAAAACACTATCCGAGTCTCTAGGTATTAGCTTCGAAGAGAGTCGTATTGAGAAGGAGGTTATCAAACTCTGTAAGCTGAAGGCAGCACAGCAAGATGCATGGATTAAGAGTAAAGGCTCTACATCTGCAAAGAATCCATTAGCCAGACGAAATGCTATTCGTGATGTACTAAATAAGGAGATGAATAAAAATGAGTGACATTGATGAACTATTCCGTAAGTTTGCACAACTTGATAGTGAACTGAAACAATTGCGTCAGGAAGTTAATCAATACTTCTATCAAGCTAAAGCTGGCCCTGCAACAAAACCTAAGCATTGGATACCACAATAGGAAGAGGGACTAGAAAAATGATCAAGTTCAACCTAAATGATTTAAAGTTTACTCCAGGACAACTAAAAGATAATCGTGAACGGAGTATTGAATACGTTAAGAAATGGAAAGAGGCTGACGAAAATCTTACTAAACTTTGTCTAGAACTTGGTATTGATAAACCTGAAATGGTTTGCTAGGAGAACGAATGAAAACTCTATACGCCACACTATACAATTACCTTTGTTCAGCAGCATTCCAAGATGATATTACACTATCTCAATATTACCTCTTCTTGTTTGTAGCTATGAATCAATGGGGCATGATGTGAGTAATGTTATTAGTTTATTCAATGTTGCAAGCAATAAAGAATGTGATTATAAACAAGAATCTCCACAAGAGCTTATTGATAATTGGCAAGAACGTAACCTGAAGATTTCTAATGAGTTTCACAAGAACAGTGTTTATAAAAAGCAAGAGGTGTTGGATAGTATGATTAGTATTTGCAATGATCTGTATAAGATGGCTGTTGAAGCTAAATATAAGGTTATCCTGTGAGCTTACAAGAATACACCCTCTTATACTGTGGGGTAGACTTTAGTAGTGAAGACGACTACCTACTCTACGCAAGTAGTAATGACCTAGATTGTATGTATATTAAACTAACAGGTACTATATTGGAGAAGCAAATTGAGTCGTAAACATCTAGTAATAGCCGATACACAAGTCAAACCTTGCCATGACCTTAGCTATTTGTCCGCAATCGGCGAGTACATCGCAGCAAAGAAACCAGATGTGATTGTGCATATTGGTGATCACTTTGATATGGAAAGTCTAAGTTCTTATGACAAAGGCAAGAAAAGCTTTGAAGGCCGAAGGGTAGTAGATGACCTAAAGGCTGGTCATGAGGGAATGCGGCGTATTATGGAACCTATTTGGCGAGTTCAGGAGAACCAACGAAAGGCCAAGAAGAAAGCCTATAACCCAAAAATGGTATTTTGCTTAGGTAATCATGAGGCACGTGCTGATAGGTTTGCAAATGATAATCCAGAGTTCACAGGTTTTCTAGGAACATCCCAGCTAAACCTTGAGAAGTATGGGTGGACTGTGTATCCGTTTTTAAAGCCTGCTGTTGTTGATGGGATCAATTATGTACATTACTTAGCTAACCCATTTACAGGTAAACCTTATGGGGGGAATGCTCTTGCACAACTTAAGACTGTGGGGTGCTCCTTCGTCGTCGGACATAAACAGTTATTAGATGTGTCACTCCGCCCAACACTGAATGGTAAGATGCAGATTGGAGTTATTAACGGGGCTTGTTACCCATTTGACGAGGATTACAAGGGCCATCAAGGTAACAATCATTTCAGGGGTTTGACAATGCTGCATGAAGTTGAGGATGGGTTTGGACTACCTTCTTTTATATCACTAGATTTTGTGATGAGTAAATATGGAAATTGAGGATATAGAGTACAACTGCGAAAGCCCTTCTGGTATAGTAGCTAAGAGGGATATCCGTGACTCTTGGGGAAGACTGAAGAAGCCTAAGGGGTCTATTGTAGGGTGTGTAGGCAGCCACGGATATTGGCAATTGGGTTGGTATGGTAGGACTCAACTGATTCACAGAGTTTTATGGGAGACTATAAACGGACCTATACCCACTGGACTAGTTATTGATCATATTGATGGAAACAAGTTAAACAATAGTATTGAAAACATTCGTCTTGTGGAGATTAAAATTAATCAGAGGAATAGAAAAAGGAATATTGATAGTATTAATGAAACCCTAGGGGTATACAGGATTGCATACAACATAGCAGGAGAAGAGAGGTGGTTGTGGAGGGCTGAGTGGAAAGATATCAATGGTAAGCCGAAATCAAAAACATTCACAGACAAAAAGTATGGAGAGGTAGCTTTTACTTTAGCTTGTGAGTACCGTGATAAAATGATACAAGAGCTTAATAATCTAGGTGCAGGGTACACAGAAAGGCATACAGATGCGTGATTTCAGACTCTACCAACGAGTAGAAACACTAGAAACAGTTGTTGACAAGCTTCACAAGGAGATGCACAATATGCGTCAACAACAAGCAGATATGATCGAACAAATTCGCAGACTAAAGGAGTTACATAATGACGGTAGTGGAAAGTAAGAAATTTAATATTGGCGACAAAGTTATTGCTATCCGTGATACACCAACTGTACCGGAAGGTTGGATTGGTTATGTACTAGGCACTGACACCCGATGGGGGTACGAAGTATATGCAGAAGGTACTACTGGACCAGAAGCATTCTTTGAGAATGAGCTTGAGTTGTTGAGTGTCAGTAAGGTCACCACTACACAAGAAGCCGAACACACAGGAGGCTCTGTTAACTATTACAAGGTTCATGTAGCCCACCCTACAACACTTGCTGGACCTTATGATGCTGAAGCCAATGATATTATTGAATCTCTTGGTTTGACATTTGCTGAAGGGAATCTGTTTAAGGCAATCTGGCGAATGGCTGCTGATCGTAACGGCAAGAAAAAGAAAGGTAATAACTCTGTCTATGATGCTGAAAAGCTGGTATTCTTTGCAGAACGTGTACTAGTTCAGGAGAAGGCTAAGGATGACACAAACTAGAAAACAATCCTTGATTGAAATAGCAACAAGTACTACGATAGGCATGATCGGAAGTTGGCTACTAACTCTAGGCTGCTTGATGTTCTTTACAAGCCCTATTGGTATTGCAACTTCCACAACTATTGCGTGTACTTGCTGGAGTTTGATGAGGGGCTACGCAGTAAGACGACACTTTAATAATAAACAAGTACCAAACAACATTACAATTTAAGGAAGAGAATTGAGCAAGTCAGAAGTTAAAAAATTCAACTACGGTATTGGCTCTCCTCCTACAATGGGTGATCAATATGATGTATGGAAGCAACTGAAACTCCAAGCAAAGCTTATCCTAGAGGAAGCAAATGAGCTTGTAGATGCTTGTGAAGAGAATGACATGACCGAAGCTCTAGATGCTTATTGTGACATTCAGTACCTCAACACTTGGCTAGAGCATCTCCTGTATTCCTTTGGTTGTGATACAAAGAAAGCTCTAAAAGCTGTTTGTGAGAATAATACAAGTAAGATTACAACTTCCTACACATATGCTTTGATGAGTAAAGAAGTGCTGGAAGAGAATGGTGTTCCATGTTATATTGATCAAACAGTTTATGAAGGTGAAACACTGTATTGTGTCAAGCGACAAGAAGATGGGAAGGTATTGAAACTAGCTGACCATAAGCGACCAACACTAGAGAAGTTTGTTGGGAAGGAATTCAAATGATCCATGCAACAGTCCCAACAGAACGTGGTAAACTAGACTGGAAAGACTTGATTAAGGTGAAAGAAGACTATGACAATCTAGCTAAAAGTGGAATGATGTACGTCTACTTTCCAAATATTAGTTGGAAAGAGGTTGATGAATATTTGAAGAGTGTTAACGGGGTTAAGGAGAGTAGTAATGTTTGATTTTATCAGTGCAAAAGTAATTGGTGTAACAACTCCAGTAGTTGATTACATTCCTACAGCAGAAGACCTCCCAGCATACTGCGCTCGTGTCAGTAACCCTGAGAACCAGAAGAACTTTGACACAGCAGCAGGACTTCTAAAGTATTGTATGCGTGTAGGACATTGGTCAGTATTCGATATGTCTAATATTGTGATTGAGATTGAAGCTCCACGAGATATTGCTCGTCAAGTGCTGCGACATTCAAGCATTAAGTTTCAAGAATTCTCACAACGATACGCAGAAGCCCAAACTTTTGTAATCCGTGAAACTCGTATGCAAGATACCAAGAATCGACAGAATAGTGTTGAACTTGATTTGACTAATCAGCTTGACTTTAACTTAATGTTTGAGTGGAATAAACGACAGACTCAAGTGTTGGATCTAGTACGAGAGAATTACCGTTGGGCATTAGATAATGATATCGCTAAAGAGTGTGCTCGTGTTATCCTTCCTGAAGGTAACACAATGAGTTATATGTATGCAAATGGCACTGTACGTCAGTGGATTACTTATCTGAAAGTTCGTGATGATTTGGGTGTTACACAGAAAGAGCATGTAGACTTAGCACGGAAAGTTAAGCCTGCTATTATTGCTCACTTCCCGTTCCTAGAACAATTGATGGAGAAACAGTTGTGAATATTGAAGTCGAATGCGTAGATGATGGCTGTGAGGGATTCTACCGAGTTCTAATAAATGATCAAAATGCTTGTTTTGAGGCTCAGGAGCTTGGAGCAGCCTTCCACGATGCTTTTACGTTTCTAGGGTTTAACATTAATTATAAAGATGTAGAAGAATTTAAGGAAATTGTATGATTGGTCACAGCCTAAGTTTGTCGGATATGCTACTTGTCAAAGGGTTTTCAGAAGCATTTGGTTCAGATGATAAAGAAAAGATTAATAAGTATTTGTGGGATAATGGATTAGATTGCTCCCTTGGGGTAGATGAGGTAGTATGTCAGCACCGTAACTTACAAGGTAAAGTTGTTACTTGTCTCCGTTGGGAAGCACATGAACGGGATGACCCAAAGTGGCTTAAAAGTATTGGATGTAGTTGGGAGAATACGGTTAATAGTTGTGACCTAGAACTACGAATTGCTTTGAAGACTATTGGTCAGCAACAAGATAGTACAGCAAGTATTATTAATCATATGCAGAAACATGCCAATTAAGGGGTAGAAGTTGTCAAAGCACTTAAGTCAAATTGAAACACCAACCGATTCATATGTTACACACTACCCTTGGGCAACTGAGATGGCTATTCAACAACAGTCGTTGTTCTGGCCTGCTGAAGAGTTAGGTGTTGATGACGATGAACAAGATTTCCGAACTAATCTAACTGCGGGTGAATTGCACGGTATTCTGACAGCACAATCTATTCTTACTCAATATGAACTGATGATTGGGGGTGATGAGTTGTGGGGTGGTAAGATTGCAAAGCTATTTCCACGTCCAGAAATTCAACGGATGTGCGCTTGCTTTGCTAATGTTGAATTGGGTAGCCATGCACCCTTCTACGATCTAGGTAACAAAGTGCTGGGTAAAGCAACAGATGAGTTCTACACTCAATGGAAACTGGACCCTGTACTATCAGAACGAATTAAGTTTATTAGTCAGTGTGCAAGCAGTAATGATGCACTTGAAGTAACAGCAGCCTTAGCCTTTATGGAAGGTGCCATCCTATTCTCAGTGTTTGGTTACTTCAAAGGTTTCAACAGTCGTGGTTTTAACTTAATACCACACTTCGTTAGTGGTATCGATGGAAGTGCTAAGGATGAGAATTTTCACTCTATTGCATCAGCCAACTTGTTTAAACAATGTAAAGCTGAACGTAAAGATTTAGGGAATCACAGCACACGTCGTGACAATATCCTGAATGAAAAGATTGATAAGATTGCCTTGGATGTGTATAATCATGAGCTTCTTATCATAGACAAAATGTTTGAGATTGGAAAGAATCGTGTTGTGAAGAAGAAAGAGTGTATTGAATTCTTGGAAGATCGAATTAATATTGTGATGAATCGACTTGATCGACCACCAATGTTTGAACGTAAACAGAGTGTTATTAGTGGTTGGTTCTATCAACAACTGTCTACTGTTAAGGTTCCAGACTTCTTTGCAAGCACACAGCTACAGTACACACGTAACTGGTCTAAACACCTCTTGGGTTTTAAAAAGGAATTGGTATAAATGTTAATTGAAGACAGTGTAGGCGACATCCCTGAAGAGGAACTACAGAAGTTTGAACAGCTAAGTAAAGAACGTAAGAAGCTACAAAAGAAAGGGCACCTACCTGAGTGGTATTCAACACAAGGGTGGCAAATGTTCCGTGAGAAGTATGCTTATAAAGACGAAGCTGCGGTTTTAGGTCGTCATCAGAAGATTGCTAATACCCTCTCGAAACATATGAAAGGTCGTGAAGCTGAGTGGGAACAGAAGTTCTTTAATGAGTTGTGGGATGGTATTCTCTCCCCTAGTTCACCAGCTTTGGCTAATACAGGCACTGATCGTGGGATGATGGTAGCTTGCTCTGGTCAATTGATTGGTGATAGTGTTGTAAGTTTCTACGATGGTATTAAAGAGACTGCTTTGTTATCAAAAGAGGGTTTTGGTACAAGTGCAAACTTTAGCCATATCCGTCCACGAGGCAGTAAGATTAGTGCTGGTGGTAAAGCTAATGGTGCTGTCCCAGTAATTGATGATTACTTCACTGCTGTAGCTAAGATCAGTCAAGGTGGTGCTCGTCGAGGCTCTATTGGCGCCTACCTAGACATTGAACATGGTGATTGGGAAGAAGCATGTGATTCCCTTGCTCATGATCATAATGGTAAGAACTATGGTTGGATCATTAAAGATACTTTTATTGAGAAGTTAAAACAGAATGACCCAGAAGCGAATCGTCGTTGGATTAAAGCTGTATACACTAAGCTGACAACTGGCAAAGGTTATCTGTTTAAGGTAGATTGTGCAAACCGTCACCGTCCTAAGATGTACAAAGACTGGGGCTTGTTTATTGAAGCTTCAAACCTTTGTACGGAAATTATGTTGCACAGCTCTGAGTTGCTAACCTACTCTTGTATCTTAGCTTCCTTGAACCTTGTTCACTGGGATACTATACCAGAACGTGAGTCAGTGTTCATTGCAACCGTCTTCCTTGACTGCTTGTGTTCAGAGTTCATTGAAAAGTCTGTAGACATTACAGGTCTTGAAAAGGTTCGTGAGTTTACAATTAAAGGTCGTGCAATTGGTTTGGGTGTTTTAGGTTTCCATACTTATTTGCAATCTAAGAACATCCCTTACATTAGTTTGGAAGCTCAGTTCCTAAGTACACGCATTGCTAAACACTTGAATGATGAATCCTTGCGTGCAAGTGAGTGGTTAGCTAAAGAGTATGGAAGTCCTGAGTGGTGTGAAGGTTATGGTGTTCGTAATACACACCGTACAGCCTATGCCCCAACTAAGACTACAAGCTTGTTGATGGGTGGTGTTAGTGAATCATGGTTCCCAGATCCGGGCATGATCTTTGATGCTGGTAGTAGTGTTGGAGAGCTACGACGTATTCCTCCAATGTTCTATAAGTTTATGAAGGACAAGGGAGTTTACACAGAAGAGACTGTTAAAGATATTATCGACCACCTTGGCTCTATTCAACATGTTGATTGGGCTGATGAAGAAGAGAAGTTGGTATATCTAAATGGCTTTGAAATGGATCAAGAGATTCTTCTACGCCACGCAAGTCAACGCCAGCAGTATACTTGTCAAGGTCAGAGTTTAAACTTCTATGTTCCAGAGGATGGGAGTGAGGATTTGATTGCTACACTGTTGACAAAGGTGTTGCTAGATGAGAACATCTTGAGTCAGTATTACATCTACTCTCGTAGTGGTGTTGTGGTGAAGGATGAATGTATTTCGTGCAGTGCTTGACACAACCCCATAAATGATTCATAATTTGGCTCTGCTTGAGAAATCAGGTGGAGCTTTTTCTTTATTAGGAGATTAACAAATGAATTTTGAAACACTACTTGCAGACTTCATTAGGTCAGGCTCACAAGACACCCATGACTTTTACTGGGATAAACACAACAAGCACCTAACTGTAAACAAGTACACAAGGTCTTTGACAGGTTGGACTGTAAAGATTGAATATCTGCCTTCGTATGAAACCAATCTAGACTACACCAACGAAGAAACTATAGAGATAAGCTTTGAACAATTATTCGTATTCGTGTATTCTAAAGCTTTGGAAAATACAAATGTCAATTGAACGAATCAAAGCTGTCGTAGAACAATACCAAGAACGTCTACGTGGTAACATTATGGAAGATGGACGTATGCGTTGGGAATATTATGGTGTACAACGTCGAATCGCCCAAGCTGCCTATAACTATAATGGCTATATTGTAACAGGCACACGTCATAGTTGCCCTATCATGGAAATGCAGATTATGGTGATGGAAGAAGAGTTGCAAGAGTGGTGTGGACTTGGTGGAATGGTACAAGGCTTCACTGACCAATACGGTAACTTTCTAGCCCGTAAAGAAGCTTATGTAATTGCTAAAGCAGCAGGTCAGATTATCCGTGAAGATACTTGTCCCGGAACCCTTTATTCGGAGTGCTATATCTAATGAAAAAGAAAGATAAAATTATCCAACTGAAACTGAAGCTAGAGGAATCTTTAGCTCTACTATATGAAGCCACTTTACGGCTCTCATCAGAAGGTTATGATGGCAATTTCAAGAAGTTGTGTGCTGACTTTATCTCACTTAACGGAGAAGAAATCTAATGAAAAAGTATCTACTCTGCGACATATCCTGTATCCTCTTAGCTTTAGCTATCACACTCTTCGGAGGCTATTATTACCTAGAGAATAAGCTCATTAAACAAACTGAACACAAGAGAGTGATTGAAGTTATTAAGCAATCACCACAAGAGGGGGTGAAGGTGTTTCCAAAGGAAAGTTCTGTGAATAAAGTTAAAAAAGAATTTAGCTATACGGCTATGAGTGTACAACCTTTCGAAATTGCTGTGAAGTACACTGAATAACTTTATTTTAGACAAAGAAAGGCCCGGCTCCTTCACAGGATGGCCGGGCCTAATTGTATCCGAGATTCAGGTAAGGGCAGTCACCTGTTTGTGTTTCTTATTGTAATATTATTTTAATTATTCACAGTATTAATGTTAGTGTTCACAATACGATTATTATTCTTATTGGTTGCTTGCACTAACTTTATCTGTTGTTCTAGCAAGTAAACTCTCTGGTCAGTACCCACTTGATATGAGTCTTGATTCTCAGCTAGTTTATTAATCCTTGAGTCTTGATAATCAACATTATTACTCATCACTTTATAGATATCTTGTTTGACAGAATCAAGCTTAATGCTAAAGTTGCCTACTTCTTGTGTACTTTTGTTATTAGAGAAAATGATAGAGATCATGATTATCAATAATACTAGAGTGGTTAGATGTATAGCCCTTTCAATCGCTAACCAAATCATAAATCCCCTTATCGCTTAGTGTTCTTCACCTGACTAAAATATAAGTCTAGACGAGAAATCACATCAGCTTTATCCTGAGCACTCCTAGCAATTAAGTTGGAGAAGCCAGCATCCATTTTAGTGTTAAGCCTTGCCTCAACCTCTCGGAGGTCTTCTTTGTTGACCTTACCTGTCTGCATCGTCACAACTTTCTCTTCAAGCCCTTTAAAGTCTTCACGCTGACCTTGATAGAAAAGGAATAGACAGCTAACAATGAAGGAGAGAAGTCCTAGACACAGCCTTTCCCACAGGTTGTTGATCTTAATGTTAGTATCGTCATTTGACATGATAGAGAACTTCCTGTGCAGCTTTGTTTTCACGAAGCTTATTCATCTGCAAGTGGAACATCCCAATGCAAGATGTGTTCTTGTTGTAGGCTTGAGCTAGTTCAATTAAACTCTCACCAGCACTGACAGCTTTGCAGGGGTCAACTAAGAGTGCATCACTTGGGTAGACATTGACTGTCTGTGGTCTCTGCACTACAGAAGGATTGGTGTAACAAGCCGATAAGTTGAGGGCTAAGCAACTCAGGGCCAGTAAGGACATTACTTTTAGAGGTTGCATTAATACTCACCACCTTATTAGTTTGTTTGGTTGTTGAGGGAGTTTCTACAGTAGCTTCTTGTTTAAGGCCAGAATTGAGAGAAGCAATCTGTTCAGTAACAGCATCCATCTTCAGTCTTAGGTTAATCTTCTGAGCTTCCACTTCTACAACACTCTGGACATCTTGTTTGCAAGATTTATCCTGTAAAGTGAGGTAGTTTTGTAGGGATAAAACGACGTTCTCTTGTTCCTTGAGGGAATGTTCAGCTACAGCTAACAACGCTGTTTCATGCACAGAATACCAGCCAACAGAGGCTGTTGTAATCGCTAAGAATATGGATAAGTAAAAGAAGACACCATTAAACATCTTCTTTATCCTTTTCTTCATCTAGCGACTGCTTCACATACCTGCCAACTAGCCCAGCCAGACTAAGACAACCTACAATACCAAATAACAATCCCGGAGCAATGTAATCACTTAGGATTGGTAAGGCACTTAGTCCTACTGCTGAGATAGCCACTAGAAGGTTTAGTATATGAGAGATGACGCTGTAACTCTTCCAAAGGTTCTTACTGTTTTCCACTAACTTCATTAGCAATCTCCAAAGGAACTTCACCTATGCACATCTTATACTCTAGTGTGCGTCTAGTGACTAAGCCATTTAATTTCTTTCCTGCTGCGTATACCCATTTAGTCAACTCAGAGCAGGCGCCAGCATGATTACCATTGTTTAGTTTAGTGAGCATTGTAGAGGATTTAAACTTCCCAATACCTACGTTATAAACAAAGGATAACATTGCTGCATGTTCGTAGTCTGACTTGAAAGGGACAGTTACAACAGAGAGTAATTGCCTATCATGCTTTACAAGATCGTCTGCAAAGATAGCGTCACACTGATCTGTTGTGAATGTTTGTCCCATCTTCAATGAACTGTCTACGTGCCCTCTACACGCCGTAATGATACCAATAGGGTCTTTGTATGTTTTATTTACAAGACCCTCTGACGGGCTGACTAAGAATGCCCCACTAATAGCGAGAGCTGAGCCAAGCCCAACTCCAAGAAGCTTTTTATACAAATTAGAGTTGGTGCTCATAAGTTCCCTATTCAGTTAAGGTTTCTAGGAATGCCAGATATCGAGGATCATTATCTTCCACCTTACCTTGATTTGGATGATCTACTTCGTCCTGAGCACATCCAAAGACACTAGTGATACTTTTCTGGTCAGTGTCTGCAAACTGAACATATTGCATAGTGATACCTCTATTTGAAATGTGGAATTAGGGCTAAGAACATTGCATGACCCTTGAAAGCATACAGCTCATCTGTTGGGTGTGTATTATCTGATAAGAGGATAGTCCAACCCGCTGCTACGGATAGTAAGGATGCATAGTGGTCAACAACTTGAACACCACAAGCAGCAGCCACTTGCTTCATACCATTCTGCATTGTCCAGAGACGTGGACCAGCAGCATTGTCAATCGGAGATGGTGTACAAAAAATAATCTTCTTACCATGCACCTTAACAACAATTCGCCACATCTCTTGCAAGCACCAATTAAAAGCATCAATAGTAACAGATCCATTGAAGGCATCATTAATACCAATCTGCACTACTACAATATCTACATCAGCATTCTCAGGAAGTAACATCCTAGCAGACATTGAAGGCATAGCGAAGGATGGGTCACCATTACACCACTGGATACAGTTAGTGCCTCCAATCCCAGCATTAATAATAGTGACCGCACCTGCACCATACTTTGCAACAAGTAAGTCATTGCAAACCTTAGGCTCATTAAACTCTGACACCACTAGGTCAGCAATCCCCGGTTTTCGGGTACGGCCGACCATTGTTGAATCACCGCAGAATAGTATTTTCTTCACTAGAATTGATACTCCGTTACGGTAAAGTTAGCACCACTTACTGCACCTGTGCTTAGTGCCAGTGTGTAATATACTGTCTGAGGTGTCAACAAAGGGATTACACCCATTTCAGCGGTAAAAGCGATAGAGGCTGTTGGGAGCACAGCGGCAAGTTGTGAAATACCGATCTGAGTTGCAGTTGCAGCAAGTGTCATTGTGCCAACCACTGCCGCTGTGCTTGATGCAACACTCCCCCGCAATTTTGCCTTAGTAGCGTTTAATGGAACGGCTGCTGCGATGCTTAATGAAGTAGAGCTGCCTTGTTGTACTGTAGTGCTTAATACCTGTATACTGGCAAAACTTACAGTCCTATCTACTTGATACCCTACAGTAAATTGGCTACTTGCATTTGTTGACCAAGAGCTGACAAGTGCGGAAGATGTAAACCCAGACGGCATGTTTCCACCTGTGTATACACTACCGTTTGAGGTTGCTTGGGCACAGGCTAGTAAGGCTGAAGTAAGGGTTGTTGGATTATATATGGCATAGATAGATACAAAACCTGATACCGGGGCTGTACCTGTGTCCATACCTCCTGCACCTGTTGTTGCAAGGTTTACAGTTTTACTGAAGCTTGCAACTCTATAATTCTGCCCCCCAAGTACTGTACCAAGGATAATCTCATCTGCTGTTAAAGTGGCGCTTGCTGATGCAGTTGGCACTGACATTTTGACATTACGGGAAGATCCAATCACTGACGGTGAGAATAGAGCTTGTGCCTGACCTAACTGAAGTGCTTGTAAAGGTTTAGTTGCAGCACCAACTTGTAGAGCACCACCTGTACTATCAATCAGTACCCAACTGCCACCACCAATAGAAGTGTTCCACTGTACCCACACATCGCCTAATGCCGCAATCTCACCCCCTTGTAGGGCACTATGTGAACCACCAACAATGGGGGCTGCTGCAATAACACCGTTAGCTGGGGTGAACGTTGCTGTAGATGTATTAGCATTAAGTGCTTTAAACTTCAGCACCATACCATCTACTAAAGTCTTAACTACTGGAGCATAGTCGGCTTTGTATACGTTAGCTGTACCAGTGTCTAGTGCGTAGAGGGCACTACCGGACTGGTCACGAAAGGCAATCTTCCAGTAGGTGTTGGTAGTATCTGTTAATGGGTTTTGGTTAGTGCTATTAGCAACAGCCTCATAAACTTTACCGTCGCTGCCTTGCACAAATGCACGAGTCCCACCTACAGCATAGTAGTAATCCTGAGTCGCTGACCAAACACTCACACCTTTCTGAAATAGGTGTGTGATAGCATTGTCTTGGCGATTCTGAATATAGTTTTCCCACTGGTAAGGTGGGACTTCAGCACCCCATCCTGTTTGCATCTTAACACTGGATGGAGTTACCATCACACCACCAGAAGCCCACTGGTAAGTCATGTCTGGTCTAAGAATCTCGGTCAATTTAATGTTTCCTTTTTAGATGAGCTGGGCGTAGACGCCACCAACTGTTGAGTCATTTATATCCCCGTAACCTTTTGCGTTAGGGGATCCTTGAAAGCCAAAATAGTTTGTAGCGTCAAACTCGCCAAAGTTGACTCTAACGCCAATAGGCTTAGGCACAAACCTAGATGGGTATCCAGAAGAGTATGATGTATAGTTAAGCAACACTTTTTCAAAGGGAGATAGCAACCTACCCATCATCAAAGTAAACTCAGCATTACCCTCAGCAACCACTAAGTTAATATCTATACCAAATACAAACTGCATAAACTCAATGAATTGGTTTGGTGTAGTATTGGTATTGTTCTTTAGAATCTTAGCTTTAATGAAGAGTCTATATTGGTCATCACTTAGGAGTGTATTACCTGAAAGGGGATCACCAAGGCTGTGGTAAGGGCCACCTAATGTGGGGTTGTTTAAATCCCCAAAAGATGCTGCATTTGAGTAGCCAAGGTAGGCGAAGTAAGTTAAGAGAGCTGTATCAATAAGCTCTCTTGGTTGACCAACAATGTCTCCAAGGATATCTAGCTGAGCACCTGTGGCAGTATCAATAGAACGCTTCTGCATCAAGTCTTTGAATACAAGCTGTAGTTCCACTTTCTCACTTAGAATTAACTGGAGATATCTGTCGAACACCTGACCACCAGCTTCACCGTTAAGCTTAAACTGCTCTGTTACTCTTCCTCTAGCTTCCTCTAAATAATCAACTACCTCAAAGGGTGTAATCTCTGACATACACCCTCCTTATGGGATGATAATATTAACTGAACTAAAACTTGCAATATCAGAAAAGTTAATTGGAATATTCACCACACCTGTTGGGCTAGGAGAAGTACCAATAAACATTGAGTTTACTTGGAAACCCGAGATAGCGTTGATAGGTGTATATAGGCGGCTGTAGATAACATCATCACCAACCCCAATATTGGTTGCTGCATAACTCAGAATTGAAGAGGCAATAGCATCTCTACCATTAGCTGGGAATGTACTGTCAGTTGTAATGTTCAGCGTGACATAGATAACAACTGGAGCTGGTCTAGAGAAGCTGACAGGGTGAGCATTTCCTTGAATATCATTAACATTCACTGTGGTGTTACCGTAACTTAGAATACCAATAGTTTTGTTATCCCAAATAGCCTTAGCAATGTCACCACTCAAACCACCAACAACGATAGGCAGAAAGCTATGTGCAGGAACCCCGTTACCATCTACAACGCTTGTATCATTCTCGTAGATAACAATCTCTGTAACACCTGATAGATTAAGTAGTGCTGAGTAGATAGCATCTAATGTATTAGTCGCCCTATCAAACTTACCATTACGGAACCTTATACGGAGTTCTTCATCAGTTTCAACACTTCGGCCTGATGTAGCCACTACAGGGTTTGTTACGCTGTCCCAACCAAGAATAGGTGTAAGTATAGTGTCAATTGTATTGACTGGCTGAGACAGCATACCAGATACATTAGCAACCACTTCGCCAATAGTCCTTACCTTGGTAATTCCTAGGTTGGAAGTGGTTGTGAAAGCTACTGTCCGATAGATATCAGTATTATCAATGACTAGAGTGGAACCAACAATACTGGCTGTAAGTGTAGGATGGGCAGAGGTGATAACAGCTAACAACCCAGTAAGGATTTCAAGCTCCGTTGCTGTACCATCTGAAGTGTAGGTGATTGTGTTAGCTGTTGTAGAGGATGTATAAGTGATGCTATAAGCTGTGGTGTTTGCTACGGCAAGGACACCAACTGTAATACCACTAGCTAAGCTTGCTGATAAAGCAATTGGGGTATTTACATTGAACTGTGCTGCTGTTGTGCTGCTTGATACAACACTTCCCGCAGTGATCAATGTATTAGTATCGCCAGCAACAATCACTGAAGATGTGGTGTATGTCTCACCTAACCGAACAAGTCCAGCAAGAGCCACTAAGTTATCTAGTGCAATGCCAGTAGCAGAGCTAGGGTCAAATGCTGCATATACTTGTTGTGCTGCTTGCCACAGGTCAGCCTCACTTGGGCTGTCCAGAGACACCAGCCTGCCAAGCAGAGCACTATCACTTGTATCTACTATATCTCCGGGTACAACTAAGTCTTGGAAAAGGGTTACTGCAACTCCCCTCTTGTCTGTGAGAATTTCAGGCAAAGCTTTTGTAGTAAAGCCAGTTGATGATAGACCAGCCATATTTATTCCTTGAATTAGGGGGTAATAGTTACAGGCTGTGTGATCTGGCCGTTACTAACTTTGACTGTAAAAGTCATTGAATACTTTCTGTTTGCAAGAGTAGATGTAAAAGATGAAACTTCCTTTACTCCATTTTCTGCTAGGATTGCTTGTTGGAATATAAAATCCACAGCTTCTTTAGTAGACTTCTTACCTAGGATTGACTGGAAGTATGGAATACCATAAGTTGTATCCATGAACCACTCACCTTGAAAGGTGCTTAAACGGATACGAAGGCGTTGCTCAACAGTCTGTGTTAATGGTTGTGTTGTATATTCAGGAGTGAGGGGACCATTAAAGAACGCAGCATCCTTAGTATTTAAATCTAGTAAGATATCCATTATGCTGTTGGTACTCCAGAAGTTCCACTACCCGTTGTTACACCAAGGTGTTTGTGGGTGCTGAAAACAATACCGTTAAATGTAGCAACGCCAGTCCCTGTGTAGTTACCGGATTGAGTTAGATTACCAGTTAGGTTAATGCTACCCACCCAATTCGTGGTAGGGGCTGTAATGTCAATCACTTTAGCATTTAAACTAATAGTGTCTATAGCATTAATAGTTGCATCTGAGCAGTTTATGGTGACAGGCTGGTTAGAGGTGTTAATTTCAATACTGCCATCGGCCTTCAACCTCATCTCAGCTTCAACACCGCCTAAGTTAGTAAACATTACAGTGTCGTGGGTATCATGAGGATGAACATGCTTTGCTGGATTGTTTACAGCCATTCCGGGAGGTTGAATTCCGGGAATGAATATAGCATCACCCTTGTCCATCTTACCAAAGTTAGTTGGTGTGGTTGTTCTGCCATTCCCACCCTTCCAAGCATCCATACTCCTCATAGAGAATATAGCCATGCCTGTATCACCAACATTGATGGGGAAAGTCATTCCTGCTGTTTTAGAAACAGGGAAACTTACAGGAACACCGTATACAGGTGGACGTTCTTTAACGGTACCATCTACAAACTTCTGGTTGATAGTCGGTTGTATGTCAACCATCTGTCCAGAGAGGTTATCCCTTACAGCAATGACAATACAAGGTATGGATGTATGTAGCTTCTCCATGCCATTAGCAAAGGAAGCTTTTAGCATTTCTTCTAAACTAGCTTCCCTACTCATGACTTAACTACCTTCTCAAGTGCACTGCATTTTAGTTCTGTATACCAAGGGTTGGACCTAAAGTTACCATAGTGCCTAATATCGTCTACTTTGTACCAGCCAGTAATTAGAGTATCTTCCAACCTAACTATATCCCCAGCCTTGATATCAGGGTTGAGAAGGAGCTTCATCTGTACACCTTGTTTCTTTACTTTATCTTTCTTAGATCGTCTTACGTCACCACTAACTCTATATGCAGACTCTATTAGTCCGGTGAAACGGGATATAACATAGGCTAGCTTAAAGTTCTCTGAGTTGGCCCTGTCATTATCATGTACATATAGCGTATTACCGTCAATCTGCCAGTCTAGAGCATACTTCTCAGACAACTCATCTAACATCTCTTTAGGTGTTCCCATTAAAGGATATCCGTAGAGGATGCTATTGTTCAGGTTAGTACCACTAAATACACTTCTTGATACGCCGGGAAGATTCTTACGAATATCTTCAGCAACATCCTTGACAGTACGCCCCGGAGCTACAACTTGACTCAACACTTGGTGATTAAGGTCTGTATAACCAGTCCCCATCTGAATCTGTGTAATCCTATCTGGTCCTTTCTTACGTGTACTGACTTGTGTAATCTGACCGCCAAATAAGAATTGAGGTCCACCTGTGTCAGCGTACCCAGCCTTAAAAGAGGCTGCCGGGTAACTTACGTCTAGAAGTTTTAAAGACTGGTCTGATAGATTGTATATCTCAATAGCACAGGAGTTAGTCTTATGCTTGTTACTGGACACCTTACTGATGTCAAAGGTAATCTGTAAGCTATTGATCAATATGGCATCATTCTTCTTAGAATCACCAATGATAAGCTCGTACACCCTATTGCGTTGGATAAGGATAGGGGTCATTTTAAGTTATCCTTATGAAACGTAGGAGTATTTTAGGGTATAATACTGATCAATCTTATCTGGGTATAATTTGTAAGGTTCAAAGAGGTTAGTGGATTTCTCTTCTAACCACAGCCAGCCAGTGAGGGGTTCTAGTGCATAATCCAGAAGTATTGGATAGGACGGGGTGAGTGCAATACCTTCAACAATAGGCACGCTATCAGAGTTTAGGAAGTTTAGGAAGTATAAGCCACAACGTTCGTTATAAATAAACTCAAGATTGTATGACACACCTTGAAGTGCTAGTGCGTAGGTATAGTAGGAGTCTGAGTACAGAGGTAGGTTTACTATTTTTAGTGTCATTACAAACTCCCTGTATTCAATTTTCCACCAAGCTTATACTCTTGCTGACTAACTACATCCCCATAGTTAGCCCTCTGTTTATCTCTGTCAATAGCTGTGGGAGTTTCCTCTGTGCTATCTGCTATGCCTTTATCAACTTTTGGAGCTGCCTTCTTATTTAGCTTTGCAATAATATTCTTTGGTAATACTGTCCTCTGTAGGAATACAAAGGTAACTTGTTCAAAACTAATTTCACAATATAGGGCATCACCGGAATTAGCATCTTCTTTGAATTTAACATCTAGCACAACAAGCCTAGTAGTGGAGCGTCGTAATACACTACCATCGAACTCAAACAGTCTGACGAGGGTAATCTTATTATCTACATAGGCATCGTCTGAAGTTGCTTTATAGATAAGCTTAGTCAATGAATCCCTGATATTCTCTTCAAGGTTGACCCTAGCACTATCAACCACCACCTCAGGATTACTAGGGGCCATAAACTGACCAACTGAGTCTGGTATGAACTTCTGTAACATACTACTATTACTGCTGTTAACACTTACTGCTGTAGGTGCCTCTCTTACATTATAAGGCTTGGCCCCAGAGATGGATTCAATATCCTGTACACCTACGGAGATATCTGCTGAAGTAATAACCCCTGACAAACTAAACTTAGGGTTATTAACAATGAAGTGATCAGAGATAACCCCGCCAGAGTCAACAGGATGTTTAGTAACTTGTCCTGTGTAACTCTGAGTGAAAGCTGTTACAGCATCAAAGTAGATAAATCCACTAGTTGCATTATTTAGGTCGGTAATGTTGTCATCACCCCAACTCAGAGCAATTGTCATTCTATCTCTCCGGGAGGTTAGGCATTACTTTAGCGATTTCTTTTGTTAGGCTAGTTCTGAACCAGTCTTCCATGACAGCAGGCTCACCACTCATATGGAATTCCATATAGAATGTATTATTGGTCTTATCTTGTGAGTCACCTTGTTTAAAGGTATCTGCACCAGATTTAGTGTTTGCAGACTCTTCTAGGGATACACCATAGGAATTCCTGCCAAACTGGTTTAACGAGTAATCTTTAGCTTGGTCTTGGGTGTACTTCCAGTAAGCTTTGGTATCTAATCCACTCTCACCCATAAAAGGATCAGTATTGGCACCACTGTCAGCTAATTTCTGAGCACCATACTCAGCGTTGCGTTCATCTGCTGACCAAGGCATTATGGTATTTTTGAATGTATGCCAATTTGACCTAATAAGCCCTTTAAACTGAGATAGACCAGAGCCTCCACCAGCATCAAATTCATCTTGATTTATCTGCTGGGCTGTGTCACCTGTACGTTGCTTCCACACTTGGAATTCTGCAATTCCGTGCATAATCTGTGCAATTTCATCTGCTGTGGATTTAAGGGTAGGTGACCATTCCGTAGACCCTACAGCTTTAGCGATATCATCAAACAACACTTTAATCTGTGACCAATCTTCAATCATTTGTGTAGTCTTATCTACACCAAGCCAATCAGCAACAAGGCTGTCTCTGCCATCTAAAGCTCTTTCAAATGACTGAGGAAATAACAAAAGCTTAGATGCTGCAATAGTGGCCTCGTTGAATCCCTCAGCAAGCTTTGTTACTAGTGTACCTGATTCATCTAGTCCAGTTGAAATAGACCGGAAGATGCGAGCAAAACCCTCTTCAACACCAGCTTTGTTTGCTAACACAGCCAAATCATTCACTGAGTTGGTCATCCGATCTTCTTCCGACTGAGAAGTCTCAGAAGCATGTGCAATGGTAGGGGCTGCCTTCTCTTCCATCATCCGTGTAGCAATTGGAATGATGTCAGCAGATAATACTTTACCTTTCTTCATTGCATCTAACAAGGCTGCCATTGCTGGTTGACCTGTGAGCTTACCACCTGTGAACTCTTGGTATGCAGCAGCAAAGATAGGTTTGGCACCGGGAAGGGAGTTACCTAATTGTTTGGTGAGTTCCTCCGACATCACCTTCCCCTTACCCATCATGTCAGTGAAGCCTTTGAATACAAGCTTCTGAGCATAAGGTGTAAGGTGCATCACTCGGGAGTATTCAGCAATACCCTTGAACATCTTCTGGGATTGCTGTAAAGATGAACCTGTGCTCAAAGAGTTAGCTAGGAACCCGTTATACTGGTCAGCAGCTCCCATGTAAGAGAAGCCAGTCTTATTAGCAAGCTTCTTCAGCCAGTCAAAAGCCCCTGCACCTTGTTCTTGTGTCAGCCCATTAGATGTGGCAACAGCTTCAGATGTCAGTTCTGCTGCCTGCACAGCTTGGTTACGTTTGTTGAGACTTGATAGTCCGTAACCACCTAATGCCAATGCAGCAATAGGTCCATACATTCTAGAAAGTCCACCACCAATCATCCCACCAGCTACAGCATTCCTTGCAGTTTTAGAGGATGTTGTTGGAGCATTAGTGGCTCTCGCACCCATCACAATATGTGGGTTAACTACTGGATGTACAGAGTTGGTGGCAAGATTTATTGCTCGTGCCATAGTAGCGTTTAGGTGAGATTGATCAATTGCAAACTTAGAAATCTCAAAAGTCACTTGTTTACTAGCTAAGTCGAGTGCTGTACCTAAAACCATTTTAAGGGTTGTATCATTAACCTTAAACTTAGATATACTAAAGGCTGCGAGTTTTGATTCTGTAGACTTCAATATTGCGTCAAGCTTCTCTATCTCAGCTTTTGGGAAGCTAAAACCTACACCGACAACATACTTTGCAATTTCCAAGATGGCTTCCTTATTTTGTAATTTTAGATTCTGCTAAGGCTTTATCATGAGCCATCTTTTTAAGTGCATCGTGTACATCGAACATCTCTAACATATCAAATAACTGTTTGGTGCTATACTTACTACTCATTGCCAAAGCTATTTCAATGCCACCTTTCTCATGCATGGCAACTCTATATATCTCCCACCTCTGACTGAACTTATCTTCAATCTCTTGTTCTAGGTGGGAGAGGGGAGCTTTCTGACCATCACCCGATATACTAGAAGGAATTACTCTTCTGTATCGGGTGCCTGAAAAACCTCAGAGAAGTTATAGGACAACACCTCTTGAAAGAGCTTCTGTAGGTGTACAAACTTACGGGCAAAGATAATATCAAACTTCTTTTCAGTGATTGCCATATTATCTTTGGTGACATATGTACAGATAATCTTTTTCATGACACTGAAATCATTCTTACCAGCATCCAGATCTTCTTGGTATTTCTCCATGAAAATAAGACCCTGAGTTGCAGGCATTGCTGATGTAAGGTATTCAACACCGTCTACTGTTAGTGTCTCTTGTGGTAGGAAGTCTGTGAACTTTGGAGCTGCCATTTATTTAATCTCAGAATTGTAGAAGATAAGCTTCTGTTAAAAGATACTACTAACCTTATCAATTGCACTGTTAGCCAAATCACCAACCTTAGAAACAGCACTATCAAACAGAGATGTGCTAGGTCGAGTGTTGCCAGTTACATTGTAGGTGTTAGTAGATAGTAGAATTATTTCCCAGTTCCTGTAAGTGAAGTCGCCTGTGTAACTCACTGTAGGATAGGAGGAGATGAAAGCTTCATTACTTGAGAATACACTCTTACCTGAAGTATCTTTAAGCATCAGAGCAATACGTGCAGTCTCTTCATCTAAGTCTAGTTCATGAATGTAACCTAATACATCATTACTAGGAGATGTTTGAATAAGGGTAATGTTGATAGTAGCCGATGTATCTTTACTTTTTACTCGTGTGTTCTTACCACGAATTCCATATATGGGGGAGAACCCTTTTATACGTCTGGAGATTGTTAGTGTATCCCATCCTGTAATGATATACCCACCAATGGTTAGGGATACATCTGAAGGACTATAGGTATTTACTGTAAAGCTATTAGACATTAAATAAGCCCCTTCAATGCAGGTAGTGCAGAAGCAGCCATATTAATAAGATCCCCAATTAAGGATTCTTCACTTCCGTTACCACCAATGTTGATAACTGCTGAGGATGATCTCAACACCCATGTTCTACTTTCAAACTGATTACTTTTAACTAGTGGCGGGATACCTTCAATCCAAGTAGTGCCGGAGAAGAATAAATCACTACCACTAGAGTCTTTAATTAAGAGTGGGAATTTACCACGTTGACTTATCTCATCAAGTTGCCAAAGCTTAGTCAGGGCATCGTTGGAACTGCTACCGCTGTACAGAGAGATACTTACAGTATATGTTTGGTCATTATTATATATACGGCTAATAGTGCCATCAGCAGTTCGTTTAGAACTGAAAGGTTTTACATCCTTAGTGATGGTGACGAATGACCCATCAATGTAGCCACTTACAGGGATAATACCTGCAAGAAGGATATCTACTGAAGCTGGTATATAGGTTGCTAAATCTTCAGACATACAGCCCTCTTGCAAAATAAGGGGCTATTACAGCCCCACATTACTAAGTATTAATTACAACTTCCAACGGTCTTCTACAGTGGCGCCCAATGCACCCATTGCAGCAACCTCTGAAGCGCCAAAGCGGGTATTACTACCAACGTTAGCATTCAGAGATACAGCATGTAGTACCCAAGCACGACTCTCAGCGGTGCTGCCAAGTTGAGCATCAGGAACAGTACCAATAAAGGTTTGGTTGCTTGACCAAGAAGAAGTACCAGAAGTATCCTTAATGGTCATTGCTACCACCCAAGTGTCTGTATCGTCTTCTTCATCAGCACGTTGTAGTGCTTGAAGAACAGCGTTAGATGCACTGAATTGGTGTAGGGTGATGGTGATGGTGGAAGCTTTGTTGCGACGTTTAACACGACCTGCTGATAGGTCAGAGCCTACATACAAAGTAGAGGCTGGTGTTTCACGGTTAATGTTGAGGAACGACCCATCAGCAAAACCTTGGATTGTATGAACAAAGTCACCTTTACTCAATACAATAACAAGGCTCTCTGGTGAGTAGTTGCCTAGTAGGGCGTCAGAAGACATATAATACCTCTTGTTTATTTATGGGATAACTCCCTTAATTGTTTTATTTGGGCGATCACCATAGAACTCCTCAGAGGCGTTGTCATAGGCAAAAGCAGCAGCATATTCAGTCTGGAAAGACTTTGATAAGTAATTAACACCATCTTTCTGTAAGGAGGCTATCCATGCTGAGTTAACATTGTGTAGGTATACGCCCATATAAATAGAGGTCCTGTTTAGGGACTTCCTCTTATTATGTGTGCTAACTGACTTTGTTACCCACCTGCAATTGGACGTACAGTAGTTACCATTAACATCAATCCTATCTATCTCACAACCATCAAAGTACCCATATTGCATATCTACTAGGAAATGCTCAAAGTCTTCCCATAAGTTGGATATACCTCTTCCACCATAATCATGAAATTGCTTGTTATTAGGATTATCTATTCTATCAATGATACCCATCCACACTTTGTAAATCTTTGACTTGTACATTCCGTGTGTTTTATGAGTTTCTACTATTCGCTCTTTGTTATAGCAACCACAAGAGATTGTCTTACCTTGTTTTATGGAGCTATAAGACACTGGGAATGACGGGCTGCCACAAGAACAGATCACAAGTACCTTACTATATGTCCTAGATTTACCCTGTACTTGCCCCAAATCCTCAAGGATTTCCAATCTCCCAAACTTACTACCAACTATAGGAGGTTCCCTTTTCTGCTTGGCAACTTCTGTTTTAATACAACCACAAGATTTTGATGCATTTGACGCAGAAGATGTTAACAGGGATAACCTGACAGCCTTCCCAACTGTTCCACAAGAACAGTTACAAGTAACAAATAATGCCTTGCTTCCAGATGGGAATTCCCTTTCAAACGGAGTAGAAACTACAGTCCACCTATTAAATGTTGAACCTATTTCTACTTTAGATTTCTTGCCTCTTGCCACAATACACACTCCTGACTTATTTGTAAGGAAAGAGTGTATCACTATAACAAGAGGAAGTCAACTACACGGCCAAGTAACCTTGGACATTTACAGATCTGATGGAACCGGCGAGACGGCAATTGAACTGGAATACACCAGCAGTGCGTAGTGCTCGCATGTTCTCAGGGATGCTTAAGACGTCTGGTACTGTAACACTCCAACCCCGGTCAATAGCTCCATTTGCTTGGGCTTGGGATAAGACAGATCGGATTTCGTTTTCAACAATTACCAGACCGGGGTTGGTCATAGGAATCTTCAAGGAGTTAATAATACGGAAAAATATTTGCTCCTGAAGACGTGCATACAGCCAATCTGTGATCACCACTTGGTCAATTGGAGAACCATCAAACATATTACCGTCTTGGAATACTGCAACACCACCTTTACGGGTATACATATTACATTTCTTAGTACGCAGATTTGCTTGTGCAGTCTCTGACAATACTGAAGCTGTGACGTTAACTGCTTGTTTGAAGTCCCAGTCGTTACTGCCCGGAGTGTAGGATAGTTGAGCCCCAACCCAAGCAGCTTCAGGGAATTCAGTGTCCGCAGTTGGGAGGTATACACCAAAAGTACGACCTGCACTTGCAGCACTTAGGACAGCCGCAACGTCAGTGGTGCCAGTGGTAATTACAGCAGCATCTTGGGTAGACGTGCCATAAATTTTACGCAATGCTGTAACTGCGCCATTCAAAGCTACTACTTCAGCTTGAGTGTGGGTGCGTGCTACTAGGCAGTACCAAGTGCTATTACTAGCGTTAACGGCAGCCAATGCATCTACATGAGTTTCTGTAGGGGTGGTTGCTGTAAGGACTAGGTTAGCAGAAGTAGTAACACTCCAATTAGCGCCAACAGTTGAAGGAGCTACTGTGAAAGTGCCGTCCAACTTATCTACAAAGGTAATACCAGCTACAGTGCCAACAGCAATCTTCAAGCCTGCACAGATAGCAATAGCTGTTGCTGATGCACCACTAGTGAAGCTATAAGTAACACCATTGATAGTGACAGTATAGACAGCCAAGTTTGCAACTGTTGGTACACCAGTAACTAGGTCAACTTGTCGGCGACCTACAACAATGCTTGAAGGGGTAGCACCAACAGTAGACTGACCAAACAACTGTGCTGCCATAGAATATACAGGGTCAGTGGACTTGAAGTCAGCTAATACACCAGCAATGCTTGTATACACACGAGTACGTTCAGCAAAGTTTGTGAAGTGAGCTAGGATCAGTGGGATAGAGAAGCTAGCAGTGGTAACGGGAGTAGATGCACGGGTGAGTTGGATAGAGACAATACTGTCGAGGTCGCTCAATTTATAATTCCTATTTAATGTAGCTACTGCTACGGGATTGCTATGGGATAGCTTGGCCCGGAGGCACTGTGAATGTGTAATTTGTGGCTTGATTTTGAATGATTACAACATCAATCTCATCCACAGCTTCTTGTGTAACTACGTTATAAGAGAAGGTGACATCAATGTTATGATACTCAACCCACTTGGTATCTCTTAACTGTGGTGCTCTACGAAGGCTACTCTTACGCATAACTCTAAGGTTATTGGCTGTCTGAGCATTCAAGCTTGTTTGATTATTATTAATTCTTTGTGTGAAGCTTTGAGCCATATCACCGGAAGCACTACCAATGAAACTATACTGAGCTTGTACTTCATAGGAAACCATAGTAGAAAGTCTTCCAAGGCTATCTAGTTTGGAAGAGTTACTTCTATGACCTATCTGTTCAATAGCCAGAATATTAACGACGACATAGCTACCAGAAGGCTCTGTACCACTTGAATTGGAGAAGATGACTTGGGGAGAAGTGAACTCTGAGAGTGCAGCAACAGCTATATTCCTAAGTCCTGTTCTAACATCTGTGTATACTGCCATGATAATTCCTATTCTTGTTTGTTCATCACCTTGGCAGTGACGTTAGCTATTAACTCTCCAGAGTTACGAAGAGGATCATCAAAACCTTTCAAGGCTATTGTTGACTTGGCGTTTCCGGGAGTATCCCAATCCATCATCACCTTTCTAAGCGTGTGTTCAAGGGGATTTAGAGCCTCTTTAAACGACTTAAGTACAGACTGACCACTTACCACAGCTTTGATCATTGCGTTGAATTGAGCAGTATTTGAACCACTAATAAGTGCCTCTTTCAGCCCAACACGCATGAACGGTCTAGGTGGTGTAATAGCTCCGGGGAATAAAGAATTAAATCCGTTAACATGCCCCTCTTCGTTCATCCTAGCCACGTAAGCCATTGGGAGGTTGTGATTGTCAGGCCCATAGCGTTGTTCTGGGAACCAGCCAAGTTGAATCTCTTTCTCAGCAGCTTCAAGAAATCCTTTCTTTAGACTATCCCAAACTTTAGTATCTTTGGTGAGGGACATTTTAATTTCCTTAGTTTGGGGTGACTTCAACCCGAGCAGCAAAAACTCTTGTGTGATCTATTACAGAGTTGTCATAGTTTCGGTCTTTCATAACTTCGTACTTATAGCCCTGCCAAGTAAAAAAGTCAGGGTCAAATCCTTGTGGGCCTTGTTGGGCAGCACGTAACGCAGAGTGTGTTGCAACTTGACCTTCTTGGATGTAAACCTTAACCCAAGACCTATTTCTTGAAGACTCTGGCAGAAGTAGGAGTTCTGTATCTTTCAGAGGTTGGATTTTAGCTTTGATAGTAAAAGTTGTTACATCCCCTGCCACCCAATCACCATCCAAATAGTGACCTTGAGATCCACGGGATACTACTAAATCAGAGAATTTAATCAGACGATAATTAAGGGCCATTGGATCACTCTATTATTAAAGAATACATTTGCGTGCATCTCTCTGTTAATATAAGAAATCTCTGGACGGACATTATCCCAATTAGCATTGTTGCTTGCCATATCTTTATAAGAGATACCAGAAGCATACGGCATAATACCGTCAGCCAAGTTGTTAATAGCGCTTTCAGAAATCAGTGCTTGTAGAGCTTTCTGGTAGTCACGACTTACGTTAGACCAGACTTGTTCATCCCCAACCATCTCTTTATAGTTGATTGTTGCAAGCATCATACTGGCACCAATGGCAGCCATACGAATTGCCCTTTGAACAACACCTTTATTATAAGACAGGAAGGCTAAGTATTCTTCGTCAATGAACATAGGGTAAAAGGGGTTGTTTGGAACATCCCCAATTACTAACCTAATGATCATCATCTTTTGGTCATCTGTGAGTGTTGCCATACTTCTCCTTATTCTGTGGAGAAGAACCACAGAGACACATTATTTAGGTTGCGGACATTTCACCAGCAGCGATAAGGGAGGCAGTCAAAGCAGCAGCCCAAGTTCGTACAGCAGCAAGGTCAGCAAAGGTTGCAGGGACAGCCACCAAGGCAGCTTTCTTTACAGCGCCATTTACAGTAGTAGTTGCAGCAGGAACAGCAGTACCAGCATTAATCTGAGCAGCGATGCTCTTTACTGCTGTGATATAACCAGCACCAACAACGGGTGTTGCAGCCATATTCATAACTCCTAAAACAATGGGGCTGCTTTACAGCCCCTTAATTATCAAACGATGGTTAGTTTGATAATAGCTTGTGGACGAAGTACAGCGTTAGCGAAGTTAGATTCAGTCATGATTTCAATGATGTCATCTTTATCGTTACGGTGTTCGAAGTAGTAAACTTCTGAAGCTGGACGGTTTACAGTGCTGAAACGTGGAGCAGGGCTGTAGTAGGTTTTGTACATGGAGCCGTCACGTTGCAGTGGGAATGCACGAGCTTCGTTAGCTGGAACCAGCAACTGACCACCAATCGAACCACGGTATTCAACGAAAGTAACACCACCGTAGCTGAAAGAACGGAAACGATCATCAAGACCCATAGAACCCGGAGCACTCAAACGACCATTCAGCAACATAGCTGATTGTTGTTGGTTGAAATACTTGTAGGTATCACGAACGAATGGATGAGCAATCAGCTTGGAGAAGAACTCAGGCGAGCAAACACACATGATGCCTTCGTAGTTGAATACACCATTTTGCAGACGATCTTGGATGGTTGCAATGATTGGTTCAACGCCAGCCAAAGGATCTTGGGTCAGGTCATTCAATGCCAGAGTAAGAGCAGTCTGAGTAACGCCGAACTCTTGGAAGAAGTTTACAGTGCTACCGTAAGAGGTCTTCATGGTGCCGTTTGGAGCGTACACAGTACCGTCATTGATCAACTGAGCACGAGCCAGTTCCAGACGTTGTGCGTGACTCTGACGAGCCATTTGCATTTTACGATCACGAACAAGGTTAACAGATTCAGTTTGGATACCAGCGAAGACGTTGGTAAAGTCAACCATACCGTTAATATCGTTAGGGGTGATGCTATCATCTAGTGGGAAGTGAGGAACTTGAATTAGCAATGCATCACGGGTGTAGTTACCCTGCACGCTATTGCGTTCATCCCAGCCACGATCACCAGTGATGGTCAGAGCTTGTTGGAAGCGAGGAACCAAAGCAGTACGGGTAGCCAGCATCTCATTAGAGAACATACCAAGGCTGTTGTACAGACCCCATTGGTTAGGGATGTAGTTGATCTGAGTGGATAGGTCTACTACTTGGTTGAGGTTGTTAGGGTTATACGAAAGTGCCATATTATTTTAAACTCCGAAATTAGATAGATGGACGAACAATAGTACCAGCGGTTTCGACCAGCACATCTTGGAGTTCAAGAAGATGCTTCAGAACACCAAATTGGGTATCAGTGATGCCAGCAAAGTTTAGTTTAACAGCAGCAAGAAGAGTGAAGTCTTTTAGGATCACTTGGCCGCGTTTGTAAACAGTAATTTTCTGAGGGCTGGTAGCAGCAGTCAGTGCAATTGTAGAGAGTTCATAACCGTAGAAGTCGCCGATAACAACAGCAAATTCATTGGTGGTTACAAAGCTAGTAGCGTCTGCTACAACAGAGTATGCTACAGTTGGGTCAGTACCTTTGGCACGGAACACAACAGAACCAAGTTTAATGGTGGTGTTTGCAGCTACAGTTACATCTACAACTTTTCGAGCGTAACCTACACATGGATCAACTTCATGTACAACGAGGTCAGACAGAAGTTGATAAGGACGTTGAATTAGTGGCATTGTATATTTCCTTTGTTATTATTTAAAATTACTTGGCAGCGTATTTGGCTTTCATCATTGCATCAAAAGAACCTTCATCGGATTCTTCTACTTTCATATGCACGGATGTTTGTTTGAATAGACCACTTTGTTCAACGACAGCAGCTTTCTCAACCATAGTTGCAGCTACAACAGCGAATGCTTCATCACCAAGTGTTTCCAGTGACTTAACCAGAGCGTCAAGTTTAACTGCATCTTCTTCAACAGAGGACAACAGTTCCTTACGAGATTTGGTAACAGCAGTTTGTTCTAGTTCTTTAATACGAAGGCTGGCTTTTTCCAGAGCTTCAGTTTGTGCATGGATCTGTGCTTTCAGGAGGGTTTCCACGGCAGCGACGGCTTTTTCGATTTCTTCTTTCAAGGGAGTATCCTGTACTTTAGATTTAAGGGTTTGATTGTCTTTATTAATAGCAGTCTTGAAAATAGTTTCTAACCGCTTGACTGTCTCAGGATTATTAAGAGCTTTTTTTACAAGCTTATAAGTGCCATCTTCAATCATATCTTCAGCTTGCTCAGACAGCTCAATCTTGCCTTCGGCTGGATCGTAAGAAACCATTCTAGTGACCGGAGTTGCAGTATCATCTACCGTGATAACACCGTCTGAATTGCTATACTTTACAGAATACAAACACCCTTCAATACAGAAGATGGCTTGTGTTTCATCGAAGTCTTCTACATACAGCCAATCATCTTCATCGTCACAATACAGTTCTTTAATCTGGTCTGTGAGTTGAGTAAGGGTTTGGCTGTAGAATGCTTTAACAAGGGCATGATTAGTATCATAACCAAGAGCTATAAGAGCTTTCTGTACTTCTTCACTGAACTCACCACCGGACTTCATCAGAAGTGATACAGAGCGATTGTTAGCACTGAATCCTTGGTCTTCATGACATAGAGCTAAGTGGGGAGTTTTCTTTGTGGCTACTTTCGTAATCTCAAGGGGCATAAGCTAACCTTTTCCTTTTGTTCTTTGGCTTACCAGTTTCAGTAGTAGTTGTTTCTCCCTGTGGAGCAAAAGAAACATCAGTGATTTCACCAGTCTTTTTATTGACCTTGCCAATAGCACCAATACTGACACCACCAACAATACCGGCTTTCTTTAGTGTCCATAGGTGGTCACTGTTATACTTAATCTTGGCAATCCAAGTACCGGCTTTAACTTTCTCACCAGTAGCTTCAACAATCATATTGATCTCAGGAACAATCCAAGACTTCTCAATAGTGAAAGCATCAGTGTTTTCAAGGTGGAATAGGTTAGGTTGAACAACACCTTCCTCTAAGTATTGGTTGAAGTCTTCACAAGCTTTAGCAACAGTTTCAGTGCTCATCCATTCACCATGAGCATCCTTAACATCAGGCTCATAGACAACTTCATAGCTAATCATTTCTTCAGCTTTCAATACTTGATCAGGAGTTTCTTTCTCTATAGAGCCAAAGGCTTTCTCAATCAAGGATAAGAAACCATCCATTAAACCTTTCTTTGTATCTTCTTTAGTCATCAAGTGTTTTCTCCATTTGATGTTGAACTGTCACCTGATGAGCCTGTGGAAGATCCTGTACCATTACCCATACCAGAAGTCATACCTTCACCGGCATTGCTAGTAAACCCTACAAGGGCTTCACGAGCTGTTTCTTGATCAATACTAGTATCATCAAAAGGCTTAGGCATCTTGGCTTGTTGGGCGATCCAGTTAATAGTCTCTGGTGTATCAGCAAGCATACCCACTGCACCCACACGTTGAATAAACTTAGATAGAACATCAAGGTCAGTCTTATCAACACTACCGAAACGAATCTCAGGCATTACGTCTGTACGCATACCATTCAATTCAAATATCTGTCTTAGCATGTCATGATTAAGTTGTTCTTGAATTTCAAGTAACTTAGATTCAATAGCCATTTCAGAGATATTAGATAGGGATTCAGCAAGGGAGAAACTACCACCATTCTCACCGCCAAGCATCATTTGAGATGCCATCAATGCAGTGATAATGTCTTTCTCATAACGCTTAATTACACCACTTACATCATAAGACTTCTGACCAGTCATGGACATCAGTTCAAACTTGAAGTATTGCTCACCTTTATCATCCAACACTTGAGGCAGAATCAAACCTGACTGTTCGTTAGTGTGTAGGTTACGCATAATCTGTTTGTAGTATTCGCCGCCATATATTCAAAAGGGTTCGTTAATCCCTTCCCGCACCTTTACGTGCAGCTCATGCTTTCACATGAGAGTAGACTATATCTTCAACCTCTAGGGTTGCTCTCCATTTCGGGGCACTTGCCCCTACTCTACTCCGTTCCACATTTCTGTGCCGTTTCGATAGTCGTTACACTTTTTCTCTTGTACACCAGTTAATTAAAAATACTTGCCAGAAATGTCAGCATAGCTCTTTTTCTGTTTTATATCTTTCACTGTGTGAGTGTTAACTTTTCCACTCGACAGCTCTTTAATTTCTTTTGGTGTTTTGCCTTCAACAATCATCTTGCAAATCCATTCAGCAGTTTGATCAGATAGTCTGCGAGTACGTGCTTTCACAAATACATACAAATCACTAATATGGTTCCATATTCTTTTAGTCCTAATATCATGAACTAAGTGTTTAGGAACTGCCAATGCTTTGATAATATCGATGGTCCTACGACCTTCTTGTATCAAGCTACAAATTTTATGGATTAGTTCGATAGGGTACATGGAATAAGTTGCAGCATTATCAACCCTGTGTGCACCGTTATCATGTGCGTGTCGACAATTTTCTTGTGCTGTTACCCATTCCAAATTTTCTATGCGATTGTCTTTCTTTACTAGATTTTTATGATTAACGATAGGTTTGTTTTCAGGGTTAGAAATAAAAGCTTCTGCAACCAAACGATGAACAAACTTAAGTTTGCGTGGACCATTTATGTATGCAATGGATACTGTTGTGTAACCTACAGTTCCTTTATTCTTCTTTAATTCCCGTTTACCTCTAAAAACTCTACCCGTATCTGTTACCCAATAATCTAAAGAATTTTCTATAAGGACTTTATTCATGTAGCCTCCTACTAATATTCGGAGGTGTACAAGAGAACTTAGCTCGGTATTGCCCACGACTTTACGTTTGGGGGTTCACCGAATTAAAAGAGTTTTTAACGTCAAATTGCTCTGACGTGCGGCCCACATTTAACCGCTTTGTCTTCCTCTGATGCATTAGGATCTAAATACCGAGGAGGGATATATAGAACCTTTAGACCTCGTAAGTCTGCTGCGATCCCCATAGCTTCGTGCTCTTGTAGAGCAGCCTTATACTTCCATGCCCGCCATACACTTGCTAGCGGAGAAACCCCTTCCGGGTTATCCTTGATAGGGTTGTTACGGAAGTGAATGTATTTAGCTCGGGGGATTGGAATATACTGACCAGCAGTGAGCATTACAAGTTGACGTAAACCAGCGGGTTTATTCTTCCACTGAAGCATCCCTGTAATCTTAGTGCCAGTCTCTTGATCCCATTGCCAAGAAGCAATACTATCTTGGGTGATAATAGGAAGGCATCTAATACCAATCTTACCATCAGAATATTTACTGCCATTCT